TGGGAGTCTGCTTGGAACACAGCAGATAACAAAGCTGATTTGGAGATTGTGTTCTACATGGACAATGATGACGCTCGTTCTCTTGAGCAGTTTGAAAAGATGGACTCTCCACAACATCTTGGTATCTGCGGTCAGCGAATTGTTCTTTCCGAGATGTGGAATGAATGTTCCAAGATTGCAACAGGAGAGATCTTGATGCATTGCGGAGACGATATCATTTTCAGATCCCAAGGCTGGGATACACTTGTTAGAAACCATATCAATTCATTTCCAGACAAAATTGCTTTTGTTCATGGAATGGATGGAATTCAAAACGAAAAACTAGGAACACATGGCTTCTTGCACCGTAATTGGGTTAATACTGTTGGTTATTTTGTCCCTCCTTATTTTAGTTGCGACTATAACGATACATGGCTAACTGAGGTTTCTTCTATGATCGGCAGAAGAATCTATGAGCCAAAGATCTATACAGAGCACATGCATTGGGCTGTTGGAAAACAACCAAGGGATCAAACCTATTCTGACACAATGGCAAGAGGCCACAGAGACAACGTAACTGCGTTGTACGAGTCAATGTATTCAAAACGCCAAGAAGACGCCGAGAAACTTCGAGACTTTATTAGAAGTGGTAAGTGGACATGAACTACTATGGAAAATACCACAGAGGTTGCCCGGACTCGTATTTGATGTTTTTAACGCTGTTTCAGCAAAATGACCCAACGAAAGTTGGTCTTTTTGTTTGCATAGACAATGATGATCATGCTGTATCAAAAGAGTTTTATGAATTTCGAAAACTAATCAAGACTCTTAATCGAAAAGGTTTTGATGTCAAGGTTTTCATTAATCCTAGATTCAAAGATCAAACCGATCTGGAGAATTGGGTTAAGAATCAACTTCCAGGACATGATGTTTTTCTTAAATACCAAGAAGGGTCGGCGCAATGAAAAAACTTCCGGTAATTCAATCAACAAACCAGCAAGACCCTGGAAATTCTGGCAGTCCAAGCTATGAGCAGCTTACTCAAGCGTATTCAACCTGGGGTGGTAAGTTGTTGCAGCACACTGATGTCTTGCACAGCATTCAGTCACAGAAGGAATTCAGGCCAATCACTGTGCAGCTTGCCCCAACAGAAGCTTGCGATTCCAACTGTCCATTCTGCTCTGTGTCTTGGAGGTCTGTTGACAAAAAGATTCCTTTCTCAGTAATTGAAAAAGGCTTGAGAGAGTTCAGGGCTCTTGGAGCTAAATCCATTGAGCTAACAGGTGGTGGCAATCCATTGATTTACAAAGATGGAAGCAAGAACATCAATGATGTGATTGAACTTGCTTATGATCTTGGTTACGAGATTGGGGTTATCACAAACACCGAGAAGCTGTCTCGGCATATCAAGCCAGAGAACGCTGACAAACTATCTTGGATTCGCATCTCTTTGATTAAACTAGATGAGGGAAAAACTCCTGAAGACTATAACTTTGCTGGTTTTCCAATAAGCAAGATGGGGTTCTCATACATCATTTACGAGGGAACCACTGTTGAGTCAATTGAGAAGATTGCTAAACTTGTAGAACTGAACCCAGAGATCAAGTTCGTCAGGATTGCGTCAGACTGTTTAACTGAAGAGTCTCTTACAATCAAAAAAGATTGGGGCGATATTGTCAAGACGCTTGATGTAAACAAGAAGTTTTTCATCAAGGAGATCAATGACAGTTTTCATCCATATGAAGGTGGTTGTTGGGTTGGAATGATCAGGCCATATTGGGTTTGGAATGGTGTCTACATGTGTACATCCCACGTCCTTAAACACAGAAACTACCACGACACCTGGAAGCTTTGTGATGGTGATAAAATCAAAGAAACATGGGACAAGATGAATGCCAAGTTTAAAGCAGGTGAAAACCCATATGAGATAAACATCAAAGACGAGTGTTGGCATTGCTACTATTACAACAACAACCGCCTTTTGAGCGATGTTATCAATGAACTACCGGATAAAAACTTTGCATGACGACATCTTTGAAGCAGCAGGAATAGAAATAGAGTCTGATATTGACCTTATCGAAAAACAACTTGCTGCTTTGATTCGTGAAGATATAGATAGAGAAATTCTACAAGACTTAATTGCTTGTAACAAAAATGATAAAATCCAATATCAAAACGATTATTGAAACAGAGCCATACTTCATGGAAGTTGGTTTTGTTTATGCGCCTTACATTCCATTGCAATCCACCCAAATAACATTGGAACAAGATCCACATGAAATTTTTAAGATGGCAAATCTAGAAGTGACAGAAGAAGATGTTGATTGATCCTAAAACCTACAATGCTGATTATTACAAATCTTCAAACTATGCTGATTACATGGAGCGTGCAGATCGCTACAAAAAAACAGCATATGAGATGTCCAATCTGTTAAAGCAGTTAAGCCTTGCAACCAATGACTCTTGTTTGCTTGATTACGGCTGCGCAGTTGGCTTTCTAATGGAGGGATTCAAAGAAGTTGGACACAAGAACGTCATTGGCTTTGAAATCTCAGAATGGGCTGCTAATGAAGCTCGTAAGCGTGGAAACTCTGTAACCACAGACCGCGGGAGGCTTTTCGGAAAAGACATTGATGTCATGGTTGCTTTAGATGTTTTTGAGCACATGACCGATGAAGAGGTGGTTGATGCTATCAACACGGCCTTACCACGAGCCGTTGTTGTTAGAATTCCGGTTTCAACAGATGGTGGTAAAACATTTCATCTTGCTGTTTCAAGAGCAGACAAAACGCACATCAACTGTAAAACTTCCGAACAATGGATTGAGTTCTTCACTTCTATCGGATTCAAAACCTTTTTGAGACTCAATCTGTTCACTGTATATGACACGCCAGGAGTGCTGTGTTTGTTAATGCTGTAACGAAAGAAAGCACAATGCTACTAGTTGTTCTTGTTTGTGTGGACCTTTGAGTGAGCCTTGCAATGAACAAGGGCTTGGTTCCAAAGTAAACTTTTCCTTTAAGAAAGAAGAAATGACAAAATGAAAATTGGATTCATGGGATTAGGGAAGCTTGGCCTTCCATGTGCGCTCGCTTCTGAGGCTGCTGGTCATGATGTTGTTGGATATGACCTCAATCCTGCTGTTGCTGATTACATCAGAGATAAGAAGATTCCATATCGCGAGGAAGGTACGCCTGAGCTCTTGGTAAACACCAAGATCAAGGTCGTGTCTGTTGATGAGGTTGTTGCTCATTCGGATTTGATTTTTGTGGCTGTTCAAACACCACACAATCCAAGGTTTGAAGGCACAACTCGAATCCCAGAAGAGCGAGTAGATTTTGATTACACTTATTTGATCAATGCTTGTCAGCAGCTTAATGCTTCGATTGAAGCACAGGGCGTTGATAAGCCGGTTGTTGTCATTTCTACAGTGCTCCCAGGAACAATGGATTCCAAAATCATTCCTTTGCTTGGGCCACACTTCAAACTCTGCTACAATCCATTCTTCATTGCAATGGGAACCACAGTCTATGACTTTACGCACCCAGAGTTCGTACTGTTTGGAATGAGCGACGAGAAGACTGCTGATCTGGCTGAGTCATTCTACAAAACCATTCACAACGCTCCGTTCTATCGCTGCTCTATCAAAAGTGCTGAGTTGACCAAGGTGGCTTACAACACCTTCATCTCAACCAAACTTGCTTTTGTGAACAACCTGATGGAAGTGTGCTATCACACAGGTGCAGACGTTGATGAAGTTACATCGGCTCTTAAACTTGCGACTGAAAGACTTATCTCTCCAAAATATCTCAATGCTGGCATGGGAGATGGTGGTGGCTGTCATCCAAGAGACAACATCGCTCTTTCTTGGCTTTCCAGAGAGCTTGGAATGACCTATGACTTCCATGAGGCAATAATGATTGCTAGAGAGAAGCAGACAGAGTTCCTAGCGAACGTGATCATGGAAAACACTCATGAAAAATGTGATGATGGGTCTTGGGACATAGAAGGATGTTGGAAAAAACCAATGCCAGTTGTGATCCTTGGAAAAGCATTCAAGGAGCAAACCAATCTTGAAGTTGGTTCTCCTTCGATCTTGTTGAAAAACATCCTAGCTGAACGGGGAGTGAATGCGGACATGTATGATCCGTGGATTGATCCATGTGATGACAAAACAGTGAATCCTTATGCATCCGGTGAGCCAAAGTGTTTCTTCATTGGAACACATCATGCTGTGTTTGCAGGCTATAAGTTCCCTGTCGGTTCGATTGTGATTGATCCTTGGAGAATGATTAAGGATCAAGACGGCATCAAAGTGATCCGCATTGGTGAAGCTACAAAAACCACCTGATAGCCCATCATAAGGCTATGTTATTTCCAAAAACAGTTGCCGTCTATAGAGTCCTGTATGGAGAAGACTTCATACAGGAATCAATCAAGTCCATTCTTCCTCACGTTAATTCCGTTCTAGTTGTGAAAGCCGAAAAACCTTGGGGTAACACAAAAGGCGTTACCTATAAAGGTCAATGGGTTGCATGGCCGGAAAAGTTTGATGACACCAGAGAAAAAGTTTTAGAGCTTAATGAGCCAAGAGTGGAGATTGTAGATGATTACTATCCCACTCCTCTTGGTCAACTCTCACACATTGTTAACGACTTAGTTCTACCAAGATTTAAACCCGAAAACATTGTCTTCATCGAACCGGACCATGTGTTCTCAGAAGAACAGGCTTTCAAAGCGTTCAAAGCTTGGGATGAGTTTCCGGGCACACAAGCCACAACCAAACAGATAGAGCATTGGAAGACCCCGCTCTGGAGGGTGCCTGAGAGGCCCAACAGGACATCTGTTGTGTTTCATCGCATCAAAGGTCAACCACTTGGCCCAACCGGCTTTAATGGGGCTTCTGGTGAGATCCACAGGCTTCCTGCTCTTGTTAACAACCTTGGGTTCTGTATTTCAGAAAAAGTTATGTATTGAAAGCACTTAACTGCTTTGGCATTTTCTAATGTTGTTGGCGACAGTCCTCCAAATGAATCTTGGTACGAAGACAAATGGCTTGCTTGGCATCCTGACAACAACAATTCCAATCTTGAAATATCCTTGGGATATGAATGGACAATTCCAAAGGCCATACCTTGCTCGTTAGAACTAATACCTGAAAGCATTAATCGCAAGTTTCACTTAGACGATTTGATTCTTGTCAATCAATCTAGAGTCAAAGAATAATGCCGCTAATAAAACTAACAGAACCAGTTGTCAAAGCACCAGTTGAGAAAAAGAAAATCCTTTTTCTGTCCGATCACCCATTGGCACCTTCTGGTGTGGGTGTTCAAGCTAGAATGTTGATTGAAGGATTGTTGAACACGGGTAAGTACACCTTTCGGTGTCTTGGTGGTGCCATTAAACATGGTGACTATTCAACCGTGGCTGTCAATCAAGACTTTATTGTTAAGCCGGTTGATGGGTTCGGAACAAGAGAGCAGGTAAGGAACATTTTGATGACAGAGCGCCCTGATGCTTTGGTTATCTTTACTGATCCACGCCAATTCATCTGGCTTTGGGAGGTTGAGGATGAGATCCACCAGTTGTGTCCAATTGCTTACTGGCATGTCTGGGACAATGATCCGTATCCAGTTTTCAACAAAGTCTGGTATGAATCAACAGATCTTTTGAACTGTTTGTCCTATAAAACCTATGAGATGGTAGCCAAACACTTCCCAGAGAAAACGAACTACATTCCTCATAGTTTCCCAAACTCGATCTTTTATCCCGCACCAGAAGACCAAGTTGCTGCTATCAGAAAACAAAACCTTGGTGATAAGGCCGATTGGTTTACAGCATTGTGGGTCAACAGGAATGCAACAAGAAAGATGCCATCAGATGTCCTTCAGAGTTGGAAACTGTTCTTGGAAAAACTAGAGCAAGAAACAGGTCACAGAAAAGCGTGTTTGATCATGCACACAGATCCAACAGATCAAGAAGGGCCAAATCTGTTTGCGGTTCAAGACCTTTTGGGTCTACAAAACAATGTTGTTTTTTCTGTACAGAAGCTTGAATTTCCACAGATGAATGTGTTGCACAACATTTCCGATGTTTGCATCAACATCTCGAAAGCTGAGGGATTTGGTCTTTCAACACTAATCTCTCTTCAGTGTGGAAAGCCAATTATAGCTTTGAAAACTGGTGGCATGACAAGACAGGTGGTTGACCACAGAACCGGAGAAGAGTTGGGCGTTGGTATTGAACCAATCACCAGAAGACTTGTTGGTAGCCAGATGGTTCCTTACATCTACGAAGATTATGCTTCGCACGAAGATGTCGCCAATGGCCTGATGAAGATTTACAAACTAACAGAAGAAGAAAAAAAGACTCTAAAAACCAAAGCCGTAGATTATGTGAATTCAGAGTTTAACTACGAAAACATGATTAAAGAATGGGATAGAACTCTTATGGCCACGATTGAAAAGTGGCAAGCAGAGAAGGATACCCGTAGAACTTGGGAATTAATTCCATTGAGCAACGAACTCAACGTGCCTTTGGCTAAACCAACACCGACAAACCCATTGAAAAAACTTCACCCAAACGCCTTGTATCGACTAGCACAAAAGGATAGTGTATGAAATCAGTTCTTTTAAGAGCACCAGTTCTAACCATGTCGGGTTATGGCGTACATGCCCGTCAGATTGCCAAGTGGCTTTTCTCTTTGGAGGAAGAGTATAATCTTGATATCGCTGTGGAACCTTTGAATTGGGGCAACACTGGTTGGCTTACAGATGTAGAAGCGGAAGACGGTTTGGTTGGTAGAGTTATTCAAGCAGCGAACAACCTTAAACCCTTTTACGACGTAACAATTCAGTTGCAATTGCCAAACGAATGGAACCCTATGCTTGGAGCTTTCAACATTGGTTTAACAGCCGGTGTTGAGACAGATCGTTGTAACCCTGTTTGGATTGATGCGATCAACCAAATGAACTTGGTGATTGTTCCTTCTCAGTTTACAAAAAAGACACTTGAAAACTCTGGAACGCTGACAACAGAGATTGCTGTCATCCCAGAATCATTTATTGATGAAGTGAAAAATCAAAATGAATGTTCGCTTGATCTCAATCTTCCAACAAAGTTCAACTTTTTGGTTTTTGGTCAGATAACAGGAACAAATCCTGAGAATGATCGAAAGAACTTGATGTACACAATGAAGTGGCTTGCGGAAGCATTTGCCGATCAGCCAAATGTTGGTGTGATTGTCAAAAGCAACTTGATGAGAAATACCAAGATTGACAAAGCTGCTTGTACCAACATGTTTAAAACTATTGTTGGAGAAGTAACCAAGGGGCCTGGGCCAAAGTTTTATCTGCTGCATGGCAACATGAAGGATAAAGAAGTTGTTGGTCTATACAAGCATCCTTCTGTTAAAGCGTTAGTAACACTTACTCACGGTGAAGGATTTGGCCTTCCTATTTTGGAAGCTGCTGCATGTGGCCTTCCTGTTATAGCACCAGAATGGTCTGGTCACATGGACTTCATGAAACATGGAAAGTTCATCAAGGTGGAACACAAAGTCGCACCTGTTCATGAATCCAGAGTTGACAATGCCATCTTTGTTCCAGGCGCACAATGGGCTTATCCACAAGAAGAAGATGCCAAGAAAAAGCTTCTAAGGTTTTTTGAGAAACCAGACATGCCAAAGCAATGGGCTTTAGAGTTAAAAAACAAACTGCTTAATCTTTATAGCTTTGAGGCAGTTGCAGATCGTTACACAAAGCTACTTGGTCCATGCCTAAAGGATGGTTGAGATGTTAGTTGTCGCTTGTCTGTTATTAACACTATGGGCTGTTACTGCAACTATTTTTCTTTGGAAGTTTGCTAAAATCATTTTGATCATTGAAAATGATCTTTCGAACGCCATTGAAGTTTTGCAGGACGCTGAAAAAACAATGAATGATTGTTTGGAATTGCCCATGTTCTTTGATTCTCCACAAGTGCAAATGGCAACAAAGGAAGCACTTGATCAGATTAGAGTTGCAAAAGTTGCCGTTGCAGGTCTTGTCACCAAGTTCGTAGCACAAAGCAAACAGAAATATATTGAAGTTGTTGAAGACGTAGAAAGAGAGTGACAATGACCTTAAAAAAGAAAATATCCCGCAAGAAGCCAGGGGAGAAATCCTTTAGGAACTACTTTGACGATGATACTCAAGACGCCATTGTTCGTTATCAAAAAGCAGTTGTCACTTTACCAGATGGTACAGTGCAACCAAACTTTGAAGAGCGCAATAAAATCTATGTCATGGAGATTTTACCCGCATTTTCAACATTGGTTGAAAATCTGATCAATGTTTATGGGTATCATGTTCTCTATGAGAGCAAAGAAGACTTGAAGAATGAGTGCCTTGAGTTTCTTTATGGCGTTATCAACAAGTTTAAAGCCGAGCGAGGCTCAAAAGCATTCTCTTATTTCAATGTTGTCGGAAAACATTGGTTAACCATCAGAAGCAAGCAGAGTGCAAAGCTGGTACAGAACTATGTCTCATTGGACAACAGAGAAGCTTTGTCAAAACACGACTTGGATCTGATTGAAGACTACAACTTTTTCCCATCAGCAGAAGATGCGCTAACAAATGAAGATATTAGCAAAAATCTAAAAAAGCTAGTCGATAGTTTGCGTGAAAAAGTTAAAACAGATAATGAGAAGTCTTGTTTAGATGCTATTGAGGCGCTTGTTGCAAGAATAGATGATGTGGACCTTTTAAGCAGCAAACGTGCGGTTATGGTTTACATTCGTTCTTACACTGGCATGTCCAGCAAACAACTCTCAATCGTTCTTTCTTCGCTGAAGAAACAATACAGGGCCATTAAAGAAGAAAGTGTTAAGTGACCTATGGGCAGATCTTATTTTGATGAACAAGAAGCAAAAGAGTCTCAGTTGCCTGAAAGCAACTTTCAGGCAGTTTCCAGCGTGGAACTGGAACGAGAAGCAAAGAAACAGATGAATGCTTTCTCTGATTTGCTGAACTCGCTAGATAAAAGCCTTGACAAAAAGAAACAGCTTTGGAAGCAGATCTACGAGAATGCTGTAACAGACCGTAAAAACGCTTACTTGGTTTTTGCAGACCTCTATATCAACGTTCATACAAAGCCTGCGGAACATGCCATTCATGGTCCTGTTCTTTCCAAATACATGGAAAGAATGAGCAAGGCAACAGATCAGTTGATCAAACTGGCTGAGTTGGTCGCGGCAGCCGAGAGTAAAACTGTAGACGAAATTGAAGAAAGAGTTTCAGATGAAGACATCTATGGTTCGATTCAGGCTAAAAAACAACACTGAGGTTTTGTGATTGATGTTGGTGTGTAGAGTTTAACATGAGCAATAGAGGATACAACATAGGAAGGCAGCTTGCTGGTGGTTCTGGTCAGAACAACACCACACAGCAACAAAGAGACTTCCTGATGGGTGGTAGTGCGCCAACTCTTCAAAGAGTGGTGGTTGTTGATGTGATCTATGACCCAACATCTTTAACCAACACCGAGATGACGGCATTAGAAGATCGAGTTGCCAACCCTCAAATGATTGAAGGAATGCCATTTAACTCTATCATTGGGAGAGTGGTGAACGACAGTCAAGATCTAGGGAATCCAAGTCTGTTTGTTTTCTATCCGTTGTTCTCAACGCATTTTCAACTGCCAGTAAAACCAGGGGAGCAAGTTTTTGTTATTTACGAAGACTACTCTGGTGCTGGCAACTCTTTTGGTTATTGGATAACAAGGCCAATGGCTGCAAAACAGATTGAAGATGTTAACTACACTCACGCAGATCGCTTCTTTGATCCTTACAATCATCCAAGAAACATGAGTTCTGCTCTGTTGAGTTCACTTACTGCTTCTGCACCAACCTTTCCCAACGGCGCAGGAACACCAGAATCTTTTTCTTTGCGCCCATCAGGATCTACAAATCCATACAATGACATCGTAACAAATGCGAGCGCCTCACATTTGGTTACGATGGAACCAGTACCTCGCTTTAAAAAGCGTCCAGGCGATCTTCTTCTGCAAGGTTCAAACAACTCACTGATTCTTCTGGGTCAAGACAGAACTGGTCCCGTTCTAAGGGTAACAGGTTCGCAAGGAAAAGATGTTGTTGAAACTGCTGGAGTGATTGACATTGTGACCGGCATTGGGGCTCCAAGAAAAATGCCAATTGATGAGCGTTCAGACCCCTCAGAAGCCAACCACAACCCAACTTCGCCAAGAGTGATCACAAACACAAGGGGTAAAAAAGAAGTCTACAAAACGCCTTATAGAAGCCAAAGAACCGACAATCCCAAAGAGGGTGATCCCGATTTCGCAAGAGATCTTTCTCGGCTTTATTTGGCGATGAAAACAAAAGGAGATTTCAACTTTAAGATTCAATTTGGCGGAGAAAGCGGAATATTTCCGTCAAGTGGAAACAAACTCGCTCAAACGGTTGCCGACCTGCCAGCAGACGGACAGAACGGTCAGCCATTTGCCATTTTGAAATCAGAGCAAGTTAGAATAGTTGCAAAAGGAAAAGATTCTGATAACGGACCTGGAGAGTCTGGTGAGATTCGACTTATCAAAGAAGGAACTATAAACGACAAAGATCTTTCATTGCTTGTAATGAGCAAGGAAGGAAGGATCATGTTTGTCGGAAAAGACGTTCAGCTTCAAACTCACGAAGATGGCAAAGTTCTTTTGCGTTGCAAAAGTGCAAGCACCGAGGATTCAGATCCTATTGTTTTGTTCTCCAAGTTTAAAGAGTTTGCAGAAGACGTTTATGCGAAAATAGAAACTTTGCGAAACACAGTTGCAGATCAACTAGGGCAAGTTGCAACACAAGGAATTCTAAACACTGAAAGCCTTGCACCATTTTCGCCAGTACCAGGATTGGTGGGAGCCAAAGCAGCTTTGGTTAGTGCTAGAACAACCATTCGACAAACAGATGTTGACTTTAGGCGCAAAATTGATCCTTGCAGAAGCCGTTGGGTATTTGTAAACAAGGAAGGTCAGTGATGCCGAACAACAATCAAATTTCCAAAGAAGACCTGCAACAAGCTTTGGAGCCAGCAGAGTTGAACATTGTAAGATTTCAACCGCCAGCAACAGTTATCAATCAAAACAGTCAAAACACGACTCCTACCGCTGTGATCAACATACCTGAAGCTCAAAGACAGGTGGCGGAAAAGGCAGCACAAGAAAGAGCGGGAGCATTGTTTGACATATTGGTAGACATGATCACTCAATATGCAAGCAACGAGATTGCAAGACAACAACTAGCCCAGCGATTAAGCAACTTGGAACAACGAGTACAAATACTCGAATCAACAACTGTGACATCTGGGTCGATTTAGGATCGAAAACCGATTCTACTTACCATAACAACCTATGTCGCTTCAAAGTTTTAAAAATGTTGGAATTCGAGAGTTCCAAACTCAAAACGTTCTTACAACTCCGCAAAGCATAGTTCCAATTGGCATTAAAACACCCGTTGCTTTGGGTGACCATGGCGATGGTCTTCTTGCCATGCACACAAACATTCAGGATGTTGTTCATGACAACCTGAGAAACCTTCTTTTGACAAACCATGGCGAACGGTTGGTTCATTATGACTTGGGAGCCAATCTAAGACCTTTAGTTGCTGATTTTTCTTCCAAGGAAGATTTTGATGGCGAAGCCATGATTCGCATTAACACAGCAGTTTCCAAATGGATGCCTTTTATTTCTTTGGTAGGATTCGATTCCAAACCTGAGTTTATTGACAATCAATTTGTTGGAAAAATAGTTATTCTTTTGGTTTATAGCGTGCCGCAACTCGGAATTGCCGAGCGAGCTTTAGAAGTTCTACTATTTGTTATTTAAGGTAAGCCATGCCAATAGACAGCAGAAATCAACTTTTGAAAAGTGTTAAACAGAGAAAGTTCCTCAACAAAGAGTTTGAGTCTTTCCGTGCAGATCTCTATGAATATGCCAGATTGCACTTCCCAGATCGGATCAAAGACTTTTCGGAAAGTTCTTTGGGTGGTTTGTTTCTGGAGCTCGCAGCTTATGTTGGCGATGTCCAATCCTTCTATCTAGACTTTCAGTTTCATGAACTGAACCCAGAAACGGCCGTTGAAGCTCGTAACATTCAAGCCCACATTACTGCTGCGGGTGTTGAAATCGTAGGTGCTTCTCCAGCCGTTGTGGACGTAGTGTTTTCTATTGAAGTGCCAGCAGACACTTCTGTTTCCCCACCTGTTCCTTTGACGATTGGAATGCCTGTGATCTACGCAGGAACAAGAGTTCAAGCACAGAATGGAATTCAGTTCGAATTGACAAAGGATATTGATTTCTCCGATGTTGATAATGCTGGCACCTTGCTGGCGAACGTTCGCATTGCAACACGAGACACCAACAATCAGATTCTAAGTTTTGTTTTGGAGAGGACCGAGATCTGCATCTCTGGCTTTCGTGCTTCGGAATCTTTTTCTCTTGGAAACTTTGAAGCTTTCAAGAAGATAACACTTGCTCAGGAAAATGTCACACAGGTTGTGTCAGTTAGAGATGCTCTTGGAAACAACTACTATGAAGTTGGTTATCTTGCACAAGACACAATCTACAAAGCTCTGGTTAACACAAACGAAGACAACGACTTTGTAGAAGACAACCTTCAAATCATCCCTTGTCCTTATCGGTTTTTGCGCAAGATGGATATTGATACCAGATTGACAACATTAACGTTTGGCGGTGGTAACGCTGACAGCTTGGACAACGATGTAATCCCAGATCCCTCGCAGTTTGCTTTGCCGCTTTACGGCAAAGAAACATTTTCAAGATTCACTTTGAATCCCACCAGTTTGTTGCAAACAACAACGCTAGGAGTTGTTGGAACAAACACGACACTGACTATTGACTACCGTTATGGTGGAGGTTTGAGTCACAACATTGGTGCTGGGGCAATCAGCAACATTGTCAGTCTGTCAATTGGCTTCCCTGGTTCACCCAATGCCACAATTGCAGCAAATGTGCGTCAAAGCATCACTGTTAGAAACGACAGAGAGGCATCTGGTGGCGATGATGCTCCTAACCTTGATGAGCTAAAACTAAGAATCGGTGGAGCTCAAGCTGCTCAGTCGAGAATTGTAACAAAAGAAGATCTTCTGGCTCGTGTCTATACGATGCCTGCAAACTTTGGGAGAGTCTTCAGGGCATCCATCAGATCCAATCCGAACAATCCGCTTTCCAGCCTGCTTTACATCATTTCCAGAAACAGCTCTGGTTCTTTGATTGTTTCGCCTGATTCGCTGAAAAAGAACTTGGCGAAGTATCTAAACTCTTACAGAATGATCTCTGATGCAATTGACATCTTGGATGCCCAAGTCATCAACCTCCAAGTTGAGTTTGTGATAACGGTTGATCCGAACCACAACAGAGCACTTGTTCTCAATAACGTTCTTGCAAGACTAAGACAGTATTTCAACATCAAGTTTTTCGAGATTGATCAACCTATTGTCATCGACGACATAAGGAACATCATCTATAACAACACAGGTGTTCTAACCCTTCAGTCTATTAATCTAAGAAACGTAACAGGGAACATTGGAACAAGAACTTATAGTGATGTGCAATTTGATACTACGACAAATACAAACAGAGGGTTGATCATCGGACCACCCGGTTCTATCTTTGAAGTTAGATACAAAGACAATGATTTGATTGGGAGTGTGGTGTGACCATGTTGAAAACATCAGAAAATTGCAGAGGCCACCATGTATAGACTTTTCTCAGTTCTTAAAGATGGATACATTACCAACAAGATCATTGCCGGTTCTGGTTCGATAACTTCAAACGTAGGACAAGCAAGCTCACTGGACCTTTTCAAGATCTGGTCGCAACTTGTATCAGGAAGTGACCCAACAATTGAAAACTCTCGAATTCTATTGCAAACAGACATTCCATCTGTTCAAGAACTAACTGGCTCTGGACTAGATTTCACAGATGCATCTTTTCGATGTTATCTGTCTCTAAAAGACATCTATGGAGGGCAGACAACGCCTTCAAACTTCACGCTATCTCTTGTCCCGCTTTCAAAGTCTTGGGATGAAGGCAGAGGAAGCGATGTAGAGGCGTTTAGAGACTTGGATGCGGCAAATTGGGTGACTGCCTCAGTCGCAACCGGAACGCCCGCTGTGTGGTCTGTTACGGGCGCTAACGGGGCAGGAACAGACTATATCAACGGCTATGAAGTTCAACAGACCTTTGAACGAGGCGATGAAAACCTTCTAATGGATGTAACCACGTTGGTTAGTGCTACCTTGGCCGGTCTTATACCAGATAGAGGTTGGAGGTTGTCTTACAGCAGTTCTCTAGAAACTGACAATCACAGCTATTTTGTGAAAAGGTTTGGTTCAAGACATACTTTGAATCGTTCTCTTCATCCAAAACTGCTTGTGTTGTTTTCTGATTCAATTCAAGACGATGGAAACCAAGCGTTGTTTGGAAGTTCAAACACTATTAGAACCTATAACTCGATTAGAGGGCAGTATGCAAACTTTGTTTCTGGGAACGTTGAAATAACTGGTTCAAACTCTCTTAAATTGCTTTTGGTTGCTTCTAAAAGCGTTAATGTTACAACTTCTTCCTGGCAAACAAACTTCTCTGCTTCCATCACTTACACAACACAAAGTGTTTCTTATTTCAGTCAGAGCTTTACTGCTTCCCTCTCCTCTACTGGTAATGTTCCACTTATGGGATATTACTACGCAGTAGTTAACATGAATCCACAGTTGACTGCGAGTTTGGCATCTTTTCTTGGTTCTGACAAAACCATGAACTTCCAAAGCTACTGGACCAGCTTGGACGGAACCGTCCTTTACAGTTCAGGATCTTGGTTAACGTTTAAACTACCAGAAGTCAGTGAAACTGTTGGAGCAGAGCGCAACTTTGTTGTTAACGTTACGAACCTAAAAAACGAATATCAGCAAAGCCAAAAGGTTAGAATGAAGGTTTTTGTTCAAGACAGAAACACCGAACAGCCTGCTTTTCACATCCCAACTCCTTCAAAATCGTTGATTTTGAACAACATGTGTTGGAGATTGTTGAAGCGTTACAACAGGAATGTTGTCATTCCTTTTGATTCCACATACACCAAGTTATCTTCAGATGGAACAAGCATGTATTTTGATATCTACATGTCAGATCTTGATCCACAAGAGATTTACGAGATTGAGTTTCAAATCAATGAACATGGTAGAAACTATTTCATCAAAAATGAAGGTTTCACATTTAAAGTGGTGCCATAATGCCTGACACAAGAAGTCTTAGACAAAACCGCCCTCTGCTGTTTTCGCCAACGGTTATTCGCCAAGTTCAACAAAATGACATGGCCGGGACCGGATTTACTCGCGTTGATTTCGAAACTCTTTCTTCAAGTTCTTTGGAGAACACAAGCTCGTTCAAGTACAGTCTTGTTGGTGAAGGCTTGAAGTCCACACAGCAGTTAAACGTAGATTGGTCTAGGTTTGAAAACCACACGTTTTTCAACAATGCACATGTAAAAACGAATGTGGCTTTTAGAAAGATTTTTGATCAATTTCCGTTTGATGGAACAAAAAAAGAGTTTGAAGTATTTCTTGACGATCTTTCTGGTTTTGAGAAGTACGTCTATGACCAATTTCCTAAAAACAAAGGCTATCTCTTCCTGTCTGGTACGACAACTGGTGAAACAGGCGTCAGTGGCACATTCGTAACTGCCAAAGATGTTGCCGGAGTTGCTTATCCGGGTGTCTCCCGAGACACTTCTGGTAGATCTGTTCTGAACCCACAGCGCAGTTCAATGACGCTAGAGTTTCAACTTTTCAGCCCTGAACTTTCCAATGCAGAATCTTATGTTTTGAGCAAAGTATATTATTCGGCCATAAGCGGAACTCACGGGTTTGCTGTTTTGCAAAACAGTGGTTCTTCATCTCAAGGCACGCTAAACTTTGCATGTTTTTCGGGGAGCTATGTGATTAGCTCATCCGTTCCTTATTCCAAAGGGGAATGGAATCATTTCGCTTTTGTCTGGGACAGGACTCAGGGAGTCCAGAAGATAAAGTCTTATTTGAATGGAAACTTTGTTGCAAGTTCTAGTCAGTTGGACCTTGGAATCATGAACATGGACTCTTCTGACCTGCTGATAGGGTCAGGATCAGTTATTCCAGCATTTACACCCGTTACCACCTTCAGTGGTGCAATTGATGAGTTGCGAGTATGGCATGGGATAAGATCCAAAGAAGAAAGAGACGAATACCAAGAAAAATCTGTTTATGCTCAAGGCAATCTTAAGCTTTATTACAAGTTCAATGAGGCTTCTGGATCACAAACCCCTATTGTTCTTGATCATTCTGGGAACTCGTTGCATGGCACCTTGTCTTCTTGGGCAACAGCAAGAAACATTAGAAACATTTCAACAAGTTCAATTGCCGGGGAAAGCCCAATGACTTATGAGGCTTTGGAAAACAATCCAATTCTCTTTCCTCTTCATCCCGATGTTGAAGCACTTAACGAATTGTTGCTTGAAGATGCAAAAGAATTTGATCGTGTAAACCCCAACAGAATTGATAGGTTGATTCCACAACATTATTTGTTAGAAGGTCAAATACAAGATGGCCTTACAACCGAGGAAGGAACAATTGTTGATGCCTTGGCAGTAAATGGAACCACGCCGGACACAGCGAAACTCGGGAACACACAAGTTATCTTAATGCTCCTTTATACTTGGGCAAAGTTCTTCGATGAAATGAAGCTTTATACGCAAGCTTTTGGAGATCTGATCCACCTGGATTATGATTCAATTGACACAATTCCCGATTCATTTTTGCAGTTGTTTGCTCAAAGGTTTGGCGTAACCCTGCCTCCTTTGTTTACAGGTGCAAGCATTGCGCAGTTTATCAATGCTGAAAACGTGGATGCACAGATCAGCACAAGCTCTTATTCTTTGCAATATGTGCAGAACCAAATCTGGCGAAGGATTCTCCTAAACATCCAAGACATCTTGAAGTCCAAAGGAACAATACACTCTGTTAAAAGCTTTATCAGAGCAGTTGGAATTGAACCGGATAACAACTTCAGGATTAGAGAGTTTGGTGGCCCAACCGCAAAAACACTATCGAACGCCAGAGAAGATAGAAGTGAAGTGAGCACCATGATCAATTTTGTGAGTGGTGGCCTTATTCGTTCATCTTGTTTGTCAGGCTCAAGACTTGAAACAGAAGTCGGGTTCCCTGCTTTCCCGCCAGGAACCAGTTTCTTAAATGGAGTTGACACCACGCCTAGTGATGGTCTTTTCACCAGCGGGTCATGGACGTTTGAAGGAGCATATCGTTTTCCATCTGGAAGCTTGTTGACTAACACCACTCAAAGCCTTGTCAGAATGGAAACAACAGGCTCTTCTGGAACATTTGTTGTAGCAAACTTGCTTGCCACACAAAACGGAGAAGTGAAGTTTGCTGTTTGCCCAAACACTCTTGTTTCCAACACCACGGAGCTCTCAGTTCCCGTGGACATCTTCGATGGAAACGTCTGGAGTGTTTCTTTTGGTAGACAGAGAGCAGATGAGATCTTTTCAAATGTGTCTTCTTCTTACTTTCTAAGAGTTGCCAAACAAGAGTTCGGAGAGATCTCAAGTGTTAAAATGACATCATCATTCATTGATGAGGTCCAAGGTGGAGTAGGAACGGTTATTTGGTCATCTATATTGCCAACGCTGAATGCTTCTGGCTCGATCCTTGCAGTCGGTTCATCTTCAATTACAACAGGCTCTTACTTTTTGAACTCGTCTTCTTATGACAACTTTTATCGTTCTTCTAACTTTGAAGGAAGGGCTGGCCACTTCAGGTTTTGGTCAAAGGCACTTACCGAAACAGAATGGTTTGAACACGTCAGAAACTTTAAATCTCTTGGTGTTCTTAACCCTCTTGCAAACTTCAACTTTGTAACTAATCAAACTGGCTCCTTTGGTCGTTTGAGAATGGATGCCAGTTCTGATCAGACAGAGCTTTCTTCAAGTGTAACTGGCTATTTGCAAATCAAAGATTTCTCGCAAAACAATCTTCATTGGTCAGGCAGTTTCTCGGCTACCAGTTCCATTATTGTTCCGCAACTGTTTCAATACAGTCTTATTTCACCAAAGTTTGATGTGGGAGCTACAACCGACAAGGTGCGCGTAAGAAGCTTCCAAAGCTTTGAGAACGTTCAAAGCTCCTCTTATGCACAAGTGGCACCCATCTATGCCTTGGAGCCTTCCGAAAGGCCACAGGATGGGACAAGGTTTACGATTGACTTCTCAGTCGTTGATGCCCTTGATCAAGACATCATCAACATCTTCGCCAACCTGGACTTGCTGGATAATGTTATTGGAAACCCCGAGTTGATCTATAGCCCAGATTATCCAGATCTTGACAACCTTAGAAACATTTATTTTAACCGCTTGACTGACACGGTTAACCTTAAAGGTTTTTTTGAATTCTATAAGTGGTTTGATACCAACCTTGGTGTTTTCATAAGCCAGCTTGTTCCAAGAAAAACAAAGTTTCTGGGAACAAACTTTGTAATCGAATCCCACATGTTGGAACGGCCAAAACTAGAATATTTTTCTTCGGATATCTATCTTGGAGACAGCACACGACATGCTTTGAAAGATACAATCTTGTTTCAACAGTTTGTTGCGTCTCTGTCTAGGTTCTAATTGAAAGGCTACAAATGCAGTTTACGCCATTTGATGATACACAGACGCGAACAAGAAGCCCACAGCCAACAGAGAATGGCTATGATACTTCTGGGTGGGATCTATACCGCCAAGGTGTTGAACTGAGCACTGACAAGATGCGTTTTATGGGTTCTCAGCCTAAGATCTGGGCTGGTAACACTAGCGGATATACGGATGTTGCAACCTATGGACAAAACCCTGGGGCTATCGACGGAAATGCTTTGGGCTTGGAATCCAAGTTTGAAGATATTCCCAGATTTGATCCAGTTTCGTTTTTAACAATGGGCACATCCTATCCTCTTCCAATCATCTTCAATGATGGACCATCCGAGGAAACCGAGGCGACAATAGAGCCGCTAGCCATTCCTTTCAAAAAACCAACGAACGAAGGTCCGTACTATGCCCATGCGGTTAGAGGTAGTTTTGAAAACGGCATCGCAGAAGGGCACATCGTCAAATCAACAAACCGATACGAACAATTTGTTGACATAAGACCTTCACTTGATACTCGTTTCTTTCTTGATGAAGGCTCAAGATATTTTGGCAACCTACCACTAGATCCATATATTGCCGACGTAGGCCAAACCCCGATTCCATTTGATGATACTTTGCCATATTTGGCAGACAACAAACTAACAACCACCAATTCTGTTTTTCACCAAATGATTCGAAATGGAATCGACACAGGCGAAGAAGATCTTCTGCCTTATGGAAAAAAGTCTGCCGCCGCAGGATTTAGTTGTTATGGGTTAAATGCTGGACAGTACGGAACTGATTCAGTTGCATTCATGGGTTGGAGTCTGGGGAGTTAAAAACAATGCCTAGAGTTTTAAAGAAAACAAGAATAAAATGGCTTCCGCCCAAGGTTCAACTTAGGAACAACGAGGCTTTGACAGGTTCGTTCCCAACTCATGCTCGGATCTCGTCAGATAACAGAACTGGTGTTTTTAACACTTTCTATGATGACAGCAACACCATTGTGTTTAAAAGCATAACATCCGGCTCTGATGGTTTGATGTTGCCCGTGGGTTTGAATGCGTCAAACCCTGCCCTTTTTTACTATGATCAAACAGGTTCTCTTGTAAGAAACCCTGAGTTGTCGTCAAGCATTAATGTTTCTGGAGTTATCAGAAAGGGAGTTGGTGATCAGTTTAGAACATTCGCTTCGGGACAGACTGCAACGCCATTTTGCGACAACAACATACCTGCAAGCGATGGGTTGTCTGAAGGCAATGAGTTCTATGCAACTGGAAGTCGGCTTGCTGATGTCGGAGAGGGATTTAGTCAGCCGCTTTGGAGCAAGAGCAAAATAGAAATTGATCTAACGCCATCTGTAACACATTCCTTTTTCATAAAGAACTATTCCAGTGCCAGCAACAACTATCCAATGGCTTATTGGAACAATACCAGTAAGATTTGGGAAGGAATAGGAGCGGGTAAGGAGTTTGGTCTTTATACCGTGGGAAGCCAGTCATACTTTGAGGCTTTGTGTGAAGATCAGTGCATAGGTTTTGGAGCAACGATCAATCAAGGCGGAAGTGGTTTGTCAGATTATTCTGCTGGCGCAAAAATTAGCAACTTTGGTTTCCCATATCATGTGAAGTACCACGCAACCTCTTCTAATGAAATCGCGATGTCTAACTACATCTCTTCGCCATTCCTTCTTGAAAAGATTGTTTTGGAATGGAGTGGGTCATTAGTGTTTAACAACACTTCGTATGGTAGTTTCACCAACTTCACAATCTGCACGTTTTTTATCCTTAATCAACGTAAGCCGTATGGAATCAACGACCCCGCAGTTCAGCAGTTTGTTTATAGAACTGCTGACCAAAGAACTCACTATCTGGTTACAGGAGTACAGATCCCTGCTTCTTACAACGGCGGTTCTTCATACAACACCATTCGAGAACTTGTAACTTATGCACAAATTGTAGGATTCGCAGAGTTGGCTGATGAAACGCAGATAGAAAGAGTTAGTCGAGAGATGAACATTCCTTTTGGAGATCCTCGTTTAACTGATGCGTTTGGTGCTTGGTCTGGTAGATTTGTCATGTCTGGCACTGTAAAGAATCCGTTGCCCAACGAGGGTCTTACTGCAATGCAGATAGGGAATGACGACCTTGGTGTCGCGGCTATGATGCTAATCAATAAAAACAGCACCAGATCTGGGCTGTTTGCGGCTGGTGGTCGTGACTTTGTTGGAGCACTGGAAAGGGGGAAGGTTTTAGAAACCAGCAGTCAGCTTGAGACAGGAACACCTGCTTCTACCGATCCAACAGGGTCCGTTGTTGTTTTGGACAGGTACGCAAAAAACAATCCATATTTGCTTCAACCAACAGATAAGTTGGTTTTTGGTTGGCAGGTTCCTGTTGCTGATAGAATTAATTCCGCATTTGGGGTTCCGCAGTATGATGGCAGAGGCACAGAGATGACATTTGCCACTTCCCCATCCAAGATAACCTTGTATGGCTCAATTGTTAGTGAAGGCAAAGAATTTCATGACACATTGAATCAATCATTGACTTCTGTGTCTATCCACGAGGTTATTGGCTAAATCATGGCATATAACATTTTTGATCAATTTGAAACAGAGCCAAATGCTTTCTACAGCGGAAGTTATACCGATGCGATTTATCAAGGGAATCTTGGTGATCCGCAAGGAAGGTACAGGATTGTTTCTAAAACAAGCGGTTCTGTTGAAGCTCTCTATGCACAGTTTTTCTCGCAGTTTGCAGACAACAGTGGTTCTAACAGCAATAGAAAGATAGGAACCGATCTAAGGTTTCGTTCATTTACCTCGGCAAATGAACTGTACCAGGATACAATTTTGCCAGATCTACACGAGTGCTTTTTGATCAATGGCGGAATTCCTACCCTTTCTCTTATTGAAGCGGGTCTTTATCCGGTTATCTTGGATCGCGGAAGTGTGGGTAATCCTGTTGGTAAGTTGGTATTTTCCACTTATGGAACAACTGCGTCTTATGTCAGTTCTGGCACTGTGAATGTTGGCGATAGCACTTGGTTCGGCTCTTTTCCATTTCAGTACCGCTACAGATCTGCAAAAAGAAATGTAATTCCTACTGTCTCCAAGTTCAATGTCTTGTTTCCGGCTTCAGAGTCTCAATTGTCATATAACAACATTGCCTATTATGGTGTTAACCAACAAACTTACAAATATGGATTGCTTGCAACCATTGAAGTGATCTTGCCTAGAATAAGTCCTGACTTTTACCCTACGGTTTCTGGTCCGGCTCAAACAGAGCCATTGAGATATGCTCTGTTGGATGTGACCGGCGCTGTTTCTGTTGCGAGTGGGACTTTTGGAACAGGTGTAACTCTATATCCGCCTCCTGGTTCTGGTATTTTTGGTGTCGGTTTTGGAACTATCAGACCACCCGAAAGTCTTTTGATAAAAATGGCATATGGGTTTGGTGACTTTTGGAACAACGTTGCAACGATGGAAACGGCTGTGACATCCAGTAAGTTGCAATGGGTGGCTGGTGTTTGCAACTACTACTATGCTTCCTCTGTGAACATCAGGGGTTGGCGATATGGCGTGATTAATGGTTTTCCTCAGTACACTTCGTGCATTTTCAGGAGTAGCCACTACGGACAGTTTAGAGACATGCTTGAGCAAAGAAAGCTTTCTAAGTTTTTCGACATCAACGGTCTAACCACTGATGGTAAAAACAATGCAAAGAAAGGCGTCACAAATGCTGCGGTTCAAGTTTCTTTTCTTAGTGGATCTAAGTCGTTTGTGACAGCAAGCTCGCCTTCATCTCTAAATCCCAATGACTCAGGCATTTATGACTTTGAATGCAAATCTGGAAGCCCTTGGCGCGATATTTGATAGGTCAATATGAGTTTTTATACTCAGGCTACTTAGCAACATGGGTTTTTTAGATTCACGAACAAGAATACTTGATACGATAATAACTCTTCAAGGAAGAGGGCAGATAGCTGCCGGAAAACTGAAAGCCGAGTTTTATAGCTTTACAGATCAAGGCGCTTTTTACACTCAAGATACTTCGGTAAGTGCCGCTTTAGATGGTACTCGCAGAATATATCTTGAGGCTTCAAGTCTCCCACAAGACATGATCACGTTTGAATCTGATGACTCAGGCAAACTAGTCAACTTTAGATCTTCAAACGTTTTGGTAAGAAACGGGCAGATTCTTGAAATCAGTTCGGCATTGGAAGGATCTGGTTCCGCGAGAACTTATTCCCCTGTACAGGATACCGTTTTTGCAAGCATGACGGATCAGTTGTTAAGCAGTTCATTGGATGCTTTTACAAACAACTACATTCTTGGAAGTCCAGATGTGTTTGATGAAAACAGAGATTCTTTTCTTGTTGGGAATCCCAATCTCAGTTTTGCAATCAGCAACAACTCTCCTATCGCTTCTTCTGAGCAGCAAACAGCAAACATAGAACATGTTGATGGATTGTTTGTTGACTCTAAACTAAGCCATCTTCCAAACTTCCAGTATCTTCCACCCATCAACAAGTTTAGACCTGGCGATTCCACTGTCTCATTGCTTGGCAACTATCCAAACCTGAACCAAAGAAGGCAGTTAACGTTCGCAGATGTCGAAAGATATGTGGAAGATGCAAAAAACAAAGGCTACTCAACAGAGGTGGTGTTTGAAGAGACATCAAAGAACAACAATCTTGTTTGTCAGATGTTTGAAATAGGAGATAATGAGATTGTCAAACTGGACATAATTGATTTTGGGCTGTTCAACTTGTCAGGACAAGACATCTCTCTTTCCGAAAAACTTAGACAGAACAAAGATCCTAGAAAAGCTCCAACTCTTAGCAAGCACGTTTTTTTTGTTGGAAAAATATTCACTGACAGCAACAAGGTCAACAAGTTCATTAACCTTTTTACTATTATTTTCGAGGGATGATCAATGAAAGTCAACATAAGTCGTCAGATTGGGATTCTAAGCCTCCCAGAAGAGCCAGCATTGTTGGACTTTTTAACAGAAGATGGAAGATACCAATACTTGGTAAGGTATAACGTTGATGTTGCCAAAGCGATTCGCAACAAAGCCATGGTGGTAAAAATCCATGCAACCAACAACCCACCAAACAATCGGGATGTTCCTGGTTTTGCGAGAATGAACACCAGCCAAATTGTAGAAAGTTTGTTGACTCGTCAAACACAACATGTCGAGATCAATCGTGTAGCTGTTCAAAACTACATTGCATCAATCACTTCGGACATAACAGCACACATCCCAAATGATAAAGCTAAAACACTGGCAACTTCCACACTTGCTCGAACAAGAGAAAGTGTTGCCAAACCATTCTTGTATAAAACGGTTGCATTTAAACTAGCCAAAGCCAGTGATCTAACACAGCAGAACATCTCACAACCAATTTTGCAAATCCCACTGTACCAACCAAACAGTAATGCTTTTGGCCCATCAAGCTCCCCACAAGAACACAGCTTTGCCTTACTGTTCCGTTTTGGCCGCGACCCAGCTTCGGTGGCAACCCCTACAAACCTTTATATCAGCACGGAAAAGGCCCATGCGGGCATTCTACAGTTGCCAAGCGGTGTTGCTCGTGCTGCAACGCTAGGAGCCGCTGACGGGCCTCCAGCGGCGTCCTTTGGGCTGCTCAGTTCTGTTGTGGGAAGCAAGAAGGGGCGACCAGCAGATCAAACTGGGTTGGCAAACAATGCTTATGTGCCAGTGTATGTTTCCGAGGAGACAAACATCAAAACCATCGAGGAGGTGATGCTTTTAAACATCTCTGATCTTGGTGATCAGTTCTATCTGATTTTTTCACTTCAGACTCTTGATGGTATCGAAGTAGAACGTGTTTCCTCTTTGGTACAACACTCAAAAGCAGAAGCGATTCTTAGCATTCCAGGTGCTCCAATGTTGGAAGCTTCTGAAGGAAACGGCTATAATCGTTTGTGCATAACGCAATTTGATCGCCGTGCGCAAGGCGTCTATCTCTATCGGAGAACGGTTGAGACACATACTGCCATGACCGATGCACCTTATGTGCAAATAGCAAAAATACCGTTGAGCAAAAAAGATGTCTCAAAGTGGTTTACTGATCCAAGCCCCGGAATGAAGCCGGTTATCTACCGAGCGATTTGCTACAATCATCATGATGTAAAATCACACGAGTTTGCTTCGGCAGTAGTAATCCCAAAAAGAAAATATTTGGGAGTCAAAACAAGTGCTCATCAAAAACAACTTTTTTGCTCGGTAAAACCAACAATAGTTGGCAAAACCATTCAAGTTGAAATTAACAACATTCCGCCTTTTGTTTTGGGGATGGAAGTTTTTCGTCGCGATCTAAGCAGACATCAAAACTTCAATGAGTTGACCAGGGTTGCAGAACCCCAGATCGTGTTTGGTCGAGCAAACATGCAAGGGCCATGGTATGTGACAGACACTTCTCCAGTAAACGGAAGAATCTATGAATACATGGTTAGGTTTTCTTATTTGAAGCAACCAGAATCTTGGTCTACTGCAACAGCTACGATTCAATTCAATCCAGTGCTGAACAACATTATTTCCACAACATCGAGTCCTATCAAAGCTGTTAACACAGGCACCGAACTAGATATTCAGTTCATTTTAAATTCCGTTATTCAGGATGGTCAGATAGATCAAATCCGAAAATCTTTGGAGCAACAAGGTCTTCTCGGCTTTTTTCAAGACGACATCACCCAGAACAGAGAGAAACTGCAAAACCTTATCGCTTATCATATTATCAGATCGGATTTGACGACAGGTGAACATTCTGACATGGGCGTGTTTGTTGGAACAGAGTTTTCTGATCGTGCTGTTGGTAAAAACATGAATGTACCTGCCCCACAAGAAGGTCATGTTTACACCTATACTATTAACACACACTTTAGATCTGCTCAAAGTTTGATACCAAGTTTTACAAAAACTGTGTCTTACCCTCTTAATCCTTCTCAAGACTACGAGTACAAACCTTCAAAATGGCACCATCCAGTCACTTTAACCGAAGGTAGCATCGTTACAGATTCAAGCCTGAAGCGGAATCATGCAAACACCGATTTCACATTTGGGCTAGTTGGAGACATTCTTGAACTAAGAATTGATCTTTCGGATATCATGCCATCCATCCATGATGCAACAGCCAAAACATTTGGAAAAAGAAACATCCTGGTTGAATGGAGTTTGAAAGGTTCAAACAAGAAAATTGATCATTTCATAGTTACAAGGGAAGAGCTTGGCATGAAAACCGTTGTGGGCAAAAGCCACGCACTTTCAGATTCTAACTTGCAATTTCTGGATCGGTTCTATGATGACTCTAAAGACTCAGTGTTCACTTATTACATAACACCTGTGTTTTTTGACTATACTCATGGAACAACAATTCAAACGCAGCAGGTAATAAGGAAAAAAGGATAATGGGTAAAACAACAAGCACAACCGGAATTGGTGTTCGTAACGGTGCGGCGCAACTTGGTGGGTTGTCCACCCAGCCAATTCCTTTTGTGTTGCCCGCGACCTATCCAGTACCAAGACCTACTAGTCCAGTAACGGCTGTTGTTGCGCCAACGACCATTGCAGAAGCTTTGACCAATGGACAAACTCCTGAACTGCTTGTGCCAGTAAGCAGAGTTGTAAATGGCGAAATGGATGTTGCAGTTAAAGAGCTATTGCCAGCACGTTTGACATCTCTTCAATATCAACCTACTACAGATGGTTCTGGTGTAAGAATAAGCCAAGTGCAACTTGGCACTCAAAGAAGAACCAATGATGACACTCTCTCGGTTGCTCAACTGAACGTAGAAAACAATCAGTTTCAACCTGTTGGCCCAAACGGGATTAGCAAACTAAGACCAGAAATTATTAGTTTGATGGACTATGAACCAATCTATTTTGGCAACACATCAACTCTAAACGATGTTGGCCTCTTGATGGATGTTCAATATCAAGCCAGAAACCTCCGCGAAGAAACATTTTTCCAATTAATGGCTAGGATTCAACAAAGTGATCAAAATCAGCAACTTCAAAACATACAAACTGATTTTTCGACCAACTTCCAAAGAATTAATTCCTCGGCAAACTTTTACCAAAACACTATTGCTGCTTTGGAAAGCGCAAAGAATGGTTTTGATCTGAAGTCAATACCTGCCAACCTTTTTGATCTTAGAACTTTTAAATCTTTGCAAGATTTCTACGAGACATACATGTCTTTTCCAAGAACAGCATTTGATAGGTTCTCTGGAACCAAGATCTTTATGCAGCTTCTTTTTGACATGAGAAGCATTGCTGAAGGTTATTCAATGAATCTTTTAAACTTGACTGATCCTGATCGTCAAGCAACTGGTGCTGCTTTTATTAGTCCAGTTTCTATTGATAAAACCTACAACAACCGTAACGGTTTTTCATTCACTTATGACACCGTTCGCTCATTCAACTACCCTGCAAACTCATCCGAACCACAGTTTTTTGCGAGATTCAACACTTCATTGCCACAAGCGCCAGATGACAGAATCAAGCTTTTGATCAACTTAGTATCAAAAGAGCTTAGGGTATCAAAAGGACTTGGAAGAGAACAGGTCATAAATGATTTGCGCCAAAAGTTCGGAGCTACAACATCTGACGGATCGCCCTTTGACAACTTGATTGGCGGCGTTGGCGCAACAATTTTTGACACAGTAACCGGCCCTGGCAGTCTTGCAAGCCTCGCTGTTCTTAACGATACTGCTGGTTCTGCGGTGTTGCCATTTGAGACAAAATATATTGATGTTAACAATACCAGAAAAGTCTACATTCCTGGCAGTTCTTACTTCATTGATTCCATTGTCAACGTTCCGGTGTTGACAACCTTCAATCTCACTCCACTTAGAAGTTATGTTGAAACTTTTGTGCAAACAACAGACAACGTGGCCTCTCTTGTTGCCAATCTGTTTGATTACAACGAAGACGTATCCATTCTCAGTTCTGTTGAGCTTCTAAAGCAAATGCTGTACGGAGTTATTAACAGTATAGCCTATTTGATGTCGAACACACAAAGAAGTGGATTGCAGATCAACACAGCCGATGCCGCAACCGTGGCCGTTTTTAGGTTGGCAGCATCGGATGCCTCTTTGAAATCCATGCTGTTTCAATATGTTTTATTGAACTTGTTGTCTGCAAGCAATAGCAGATTTTTTGCAACTGGCATTGCAGAAGACTTGGTTAATGATATTAGAAACTTAAGTGCTGTAACGGTTAACGAGTCTTATTCGCTGCCAGATCTACGCCAAAGAAACTCCCTGCAACCTTACATCGCTAGTTTGGGTTCTTCAATTCAAAACAAAGCGGTGCAGTTGGTCAATCAACAAAACCTGAACGCTGCAAACAACGCCCAAGCACGCGAAAGAAGTAGTGTGGGTGGTGACGGAAAGGTTGTTGTTGGATTTGATACAGATATCACCTTTGGTATATCTGCTGCTTTGAACCAAAGCCATTTCATGACAGAGTTTGTTAGGTTTTTAGTCGGAATTGAAACCAGTTTGGGCAACGAAGGAAACAATGTTCTTGACGGAACAAAGCGAACAAGATTCAACGGCCTTTCTGTCTCAACTTTGGTTTTGATGATTTTTGAAGCTTATTTAAATGTCATTTCGAGGTTTGTAAAAGTTGATTTTCAAACATCTTCCTATGGGCTAAACTTCCCAGACATGGTGGTTGATACCAACTTCAATGCGCAGATGCATGACTCCATGGAAGATATTGTGTTGGAGCCTTATGCGCCAACTCCGATCATTCGATCTGACAATGAGATTGGTGTTCCAAAACTTGATAAATCAATCCAAACACAAACTCAGCGTTCTTCAAAGAGTGCTCGGGAAAGAGCAACAGACTTCACCTATTCTCAAATAAGAGAAGCTGCACAGCAAACAGGTGCTTCTGTTGATGATGTTTATCTTGGCTTGGCTCAAAATGAGGCAATACTTGCCGGGTCACATGCAACGGCTGGCTCTAGACACACAAACGGTTCGCAGCTTGCCAACAGAAGAGTAGGGCGTAGCTCTAATCCGCAAAGGCTTCTTGATGCACAGATGATGGATAGAAGCCTGGATTCGATCATGACAAAACTGCATCAAGAAGACCTCGCAGTTGCTTGTGCCATGCACATCCTGTTGGTAATCAAACAACGACTGAGAACTACTCTTGATGCGGCTTCGAACTACTTCAGCCAGCAAACACTTGAAAACTTTGCTGCTGTTAACGGTACAAGCCTTTCAGACATAGGAAAGAACTTAACCCCTGCTCAAGTTAGGTTGCTTTTGCGTCAAAGGGACTCTTATGTTAGAAACCTAACTCCTAATTCCAGCAACTTGCAATTCATCCCGGTTTCTTCAACCGATCAAAGCACGCGAAACATGATTTTGAGTCTGCTAGGAAAGGCTTCGTTTAGAGAAACAACAAACGCACGTCTTCGCTATCGACTGCTTACAGTTGGAATCCCATCTGAGTTTTCAAAAAACCTTGTTGGGCGTTTGGTAGGTTCCAACATCAACTCTACATCATTTCAAAGAACAAAGGAATACGATCTCATAAAGATCAAGGTGTACAAAAGAAGTCTGGAATATCCGCAGATTGTGTTTAAACCAAACAGCTTTCTATTTGATCTTTCTTTGTTTGAAACTGGATATTCTAATCTTGGAATCTTGCCACAGACCAACTTTGAAAATACACTTCAGCAGATTACACTTGTTGACTACCAAGATGTTTCAAGACCTCGTGAGGTTACTTACCAAAACATTGTGGAAAGCGACAAATACTCACAGATCCCAGATGCAAGAAGCAGACGTTCACTGTTTGAGAATCATGTCGTTAGCAACATTTTTGGCTCTTACATTCAAGCTCTGACTGCAATGAAGCTTACAGAGGCTACTTTTGTTGATGTCCGCAGCGAAACATGGAGAAGACTTTCCAGGGGCACAAATGGCACAGATCTCACTCCTCGGTTTGCAGAGCTTGTAAGGCGTTTTCTAATCGCTCAACGAGCAGAAGACATCAGAAGAAACCCAGCTTTGCGCCCATTGCCCGATCTTTCAATCCAAGACATGTTGACAAGCACAGATGTTGATCAAGGAACTAAAGACACGTTAAAACTTTTAACATTTGGCAACATTGCATTTAAGCTTGAAAATGCATTGGCGAACATGCTTTCTCCTAAAATCTTTGAAAGAGTTTTCACTATTCCGCTAAATGTGGATGACTTTGAGATAGACTATCAAGCAACCATTGCAACTGAGGGTGGTCGAGAGTTTTTGCAAAAGGATTTTATTCAGGACAAGCTAGATAAAACAGCCCCTCAAGGAACCTATCGTTTTCTTCCTAGAACTGTTAGAGATGCCGTTTTGGAAGATTTTTTTGTGACAATAGAATTGGCAGAATAAGTTATGACGGTTGAATCACTCCCATCAAAGAATGCTGCAATTTTGGACGTTCCAGAAGTCGAAAACTTAACAGCAGACTTCCAGTATCGTTATTGGACCGCTGATGAGTACGAAAATGGTTCTGGTTCTAGAAGTGATGCAAAACAACTGTTGCCTTCTGAAACCTTCGATGCAAACTACGTTAACATGACCAGGAAGCTTCCGAGGCTGGTTCGTCTTAGCTGGAATCCAGTCGCCCTAAACAGAGATGACTCATACCAACAAAATCCAATAAAGATAAGAAACTTCTTAAACAATCTTCACAGCGAAGAAACGTTTACGAACAATGAGTTCACGACATTTCAGTATCAAGACACTGGCGCAGACATGCGTTTGAGGTTCTTTGTTGATAGATTTGCAAACCTTTTGCCGGAGTTGGACAATGCAAACTCTGCTGATGAGTTAACCGAATTGGTTAACAGTCAAACAAGCACTCAAGTAAGTGCTGGGTTTCTTGCTGAGGTTATTGCCAATCTGCAAAAACAGGGAGTTGGGTTTTCCAACAGTTCTGATCTAACCAATGCGACTATAAAACGCATTCAGAACGTGGTTCTGAATGCAAGGATCAACAACCGTTTGTTGTTGCCAGTTGCCAACACAGTCCAAGAGGATTCGGTTGGTATTTTTGCTGACGAGCTATCATCAGCAACATTTGTAGAGGCGATTAAATCAATACAAAGTGCTGCGATTTCAAACGCAAACGCAAACCTGATCAATCCGCTAGACTACGAGTTTGAGCTTCTTTCCTATGTTGGCTACAAGCCCATTGATACAAACGGCTACAAACCATCTGTTCAATCTTTGGGATACCTCATTGAAAAACGAGAGGTTCGTTCAGATGGCAGTCAGGAACAACACTCGCCCATTATTGTTGAAAATCCTTTTACAACTGTGACTTATGATCCGCAAGTTCGCTACAACTCCGTGTATCATTACAAGATTAGAGCAGTTTACTTGATTGAGATTAGAGCGGTTGATGAAAACACAAAGCAAAACCTCTTGGTTTCTTTTCTGATAGGGTCTAAGTTCTCCCCAGAAAAAAAAGTTGTGACAGTCGATCTCACACCACCGCCACCACCAGCAGATTTCAACCTTGCCTGGGACTATGGGGAAAGAGCTCTGCGTTGCACCTGGAACCTGCCCAACAATCCACAACAAGATATAAAGTATATCCAGCTTTTTCGACGCAAAAGCATTGCTGACCCATTTCAATTGATTAAAATGTGGGATTTCAACAACACAAACACAAGAGCCTCTTTGAGCGAATACCCATCTCCAGAACTTGTTGTGCGCGTTCCTTCTTTTGTTGGCATTTATCTTGATCGAGAGTTTGCAAAAGATTCAAACTACATCTATGCCGTTGCCGCTGTTGATGCTCATGGTCTTTGCTCAAACTACTCTTTGCAGTTTCAAGTCAGTTTTGACAAGTTTGAGAATAAGTTGGTTAAAAAACTGATCTCGGTTTCAGGCGCCCCAAAACAATATCCAAATGCATATCTTAATGCCGACACCTTTGTGGATACAATTAAGGATTCTGGTCACACAAGAATACAAGTTATTTTTAATCCTGATTACTTGGATCTTGTTGGCGGTAATGGTTCAGACTTGAAGCTGATTAAAACAAATCGTGCAAATGGCAAATACCGACTTCAACTTATCAATGTTGACCTTCAAGCACAACAAAAGATTGATATCACAATTGATGATTTTCGTCAGACCGCTTCCAACAATCGCAAAACCAGCTAATTAGAACAGAGGTAAAATGGGCTTTCTGCAACAAGACACAAATAACATCATTCTTGATGCTGTATTAACTGACACAGGACGACAGCTTCTTGCTAGAAATGATGGCAGTTTCTCAATTATCAAGTTTTCTCCTGGCGATGACGAGGTTGACTATACCTTGATTCAGAAATTTGGAAGAACCGTAGGGCAAGAGAAAATTGAGAAAAACACTCCTGTTTTTGAAGCACTTACAAATGGTGCATATGCTCAAAAATATAGGTGCATCTCTCTTTCCAATCCCAACTTGATTCGTCTTCCGAGTCTTGCACTTGCTGGTGGTCTTGGTGTTGATTCTACCAACAACACCGTGTCAATTGGAACCACGACCAACAAAACAAGGCAACTGACAGTTCAGCAAACCATCGGTGGTGGTGAAACTTCCATTGATGTTGAACTTAGGGACCAAGCATTCATTGTTAGTCTTGACAACCGCTTTTTGCAAGTCCTTTCTAGAGCCGCAGATAACATTGATTCTCAACAGAGAGCTACATACATTCTTTCGAGAGATGCCAACGAGAACTCGGTTGGAGGATCGCAGGTTACGTTTACGGTGGGCGTTAAAGCAATCACTGAGGCGCAGTTCCAGATTTACGGTGCAAAGTATAACAAGAACCTCATCTCAACCTTTGTAAGAATTTCTGGTGTTCAATCAGGAGCAGTCAAAGAGTTTGAAGTTCAGATTAACAAATTGGGATAATACAACATGTCTACATTTAAAGAATTTGGCGCCGAAGATATCAAAACCTCTCGTTCTTTTTTGAATCAGTTGGTTGATATCATTCAAGAAGACATCTCTGGTTCTGCAACTCGTAGAAAGTATCAAGTCTACGTTACAGGAGGATTGGGACCAGGAGTGACTAGCTCTTTGTTTCAAACAGTCTTTGACCAAGATTTTTCTCTGCAAACTGCCAACCCGGTTTTTGACATGACAGTTGGGTTGCATGTTAACAGCAATGTTGTTTCTGGCACTTCACCAACAATTGATGCAAATGGTAAATTCACTTTTCCTTCGCAATCATTGATGATGAGAGAAAAAATTGACATTTATCGCCAAATGGCTGGATCTCTTTTGGGTGATGCAACCGAGCAGTTCAGTTTTGTTTCTGGATCAACAACCAGCACCATTAACGAAGCCCTGTTTATCTGTTTCAAACGTTTGTTCTCCAGAGATCAGATCAAGCGTGAAACCTTTGCAGTCCAACTGTTTCAAACAGGAAGTCAGTTGACAACGGCTGCTACGGGCGCTGTAATTTTCACAGACCTAAGTTCCTCAGTGAACAAAGACTTTAGCTTCGGTGGTCAAGTTTCTGCCATTGTTAACTCTGCTGATACAACCAAACAGGTGGGATTGCTGTTCATTGACAGAGGAATTGCTGTCTTGGATATGTCAAAAGTGTTTTCTGCCCAAACAGGAACCGCACCGCTGACAGGATCTATCAATGCTATCAGTTCTACTGGTTATACGCCATTCACAGGATCTTTTGATCAGTTCTTGGCAAGTGCTTCTATTGACAACATTGTGGATCACATTGCAACAACACGATTTTCTGGCTCTTCCCAAACAGCAATGACGTTTCAAAACATCACGAACATCAATTCCACTTTGTTCTTTTGTAGAATGGCTGCGGACGAGTTTAACTACTCATCCAATCCAACATACACCGATTCTTCTAACAGGATTGTGGTGATTGATGAAGGGCAAGAAGAAACACAAAGAAGCTTTGCGTTTGTTACTTCTTTGGGCTTGTATGATTCGCTGGACAACCTTTTGGCTGTGGCAAAGCTATCAAGACCAGTTTTGAAAAATGACGAAAGAGACATTACTCTGAAAGTAAGACTTGACTTCTGATTCTTGTTCTTGAAGAAATGAACCATGACCATTCAGCGCATAAACCCTGATGACATCGAAGTATTCACGCTAACAACCAACCCGCCAAGAACGTTCAATTCTAGTTCTTCTGGTATTGTTAGCGGAACTCTTCATGTGTTTGCGCGCCGATCTCCGTTTGAAAAAGAAGTACATCCTCTTTCAATGTTTTCTGGTTCATTCATTGATCGAGACTTGGATGGCATAAGAACTTCAATTGTCAACAACACGAACACAAACAAGTACAACTTGTTGCAAACCTACATGAAGAACGTAAACTCACAGTCCGTTTCCTTAAGGAAACAACAGACTGTAGAAGTTATCAGGTTTGAGCCATCAGCAAGATTTAGCTCAAACAGCGTAAGAAAGAGTGTTGTTACAAACAACTTGATGCCTTATTACAGAACCGTTTTTCCTGAAGCGCACTTTGCTTTTACCAACTATAACTCTTTAAACTTCTTAACAAGCTCTGGGCTTCCTAGCGATACGGCTTTGATCTATGCCGATCCAGATCGTCAGTACGCCATTACAGGGGCTTTCTCTTTCGACTTCTGGATAAACCCAAGATATAAAAATGACTACCCAGGAGCGGCATTTAAAGCCGGAACCATATTTCACCGTTCTTCTTCTTATGCCGTTTCTTTGATCTCTGGTTCTTCTAGAGATGTGAACGGGTATGTTGATGGTTTTAGACTTGTTTTGCAGCTAAGTCATAGTGCAGAAGTTCGGCCTTCTCTGGCTATGCCAGGAACAGGCTCTAACTCTTTAGTGTTCATGTCTGATGACAACGCTCTAAGAAGAAACACTTGGCATCATGTTACAATCAGATGGGGCGAGGAGTCCATCAACCAGGGCTCAGGTTCCTTTTTAGTTGACGAGGTGGAAAAAGGAAGTTTCGTTCTCACGTCATCGCTTACAGATTATCATGATGAAAACTGTTTGATGATTGGAAACTTCTTTGAAGGCTCGAACAATCCTTTGTTTTTCACAAATGAAGTTGCCGAGCGAGATGGGTTGACGGAGTTGATTGCTGGAACTGGTACTGCTCCTACAAACTATGTCTTAAACCATGGCTTGAATGCCGAGGTTCATGAATTGAAACTTTACAGTCGATTCTTGAACAATGATGAAGTTGAGTTCTTGCAAACTCAGGGGCCTGTGTCTGGAACAAACTATCTGGATGCTGATTTGCAGTTTTATTTGCCGCCGTTCTACACAAAAGAATCCCCATATAGATCTTTTCATCTTGGATATGGCGGTTTGATTGCTACGCCATTTTTTGAAGTTGATGGAACATCGACATCTCCAGTTGATGTGGACGCTTCATTTGGTTGTGCGGGTCACTATCTTAACCTGGAAAACTTTGTAAGAGACTTTGCCACTGGCACATATGCCAGACTCTTTCACTTAACAGCCTCAGTCATTACTGGAAGTGCAACTGTTCCAACAAGCTTCAATGACTACCTATATGCTTCCGGTTCCAACTTGAAGCGTCACATGACTTTGTTGCCAAATGACAATGGCAACTTCTTCCCGAACTTCTCCTTCATGATTCCAAACAGGGATGATAACTCTGTTACTGGCATTCCTTACTCAACAACTCAAAGCTATAGAGCTCCTTACAAAGTGGATTCTACACAGTTTGTGAATGACAATGGTAGCATATCACCGGGCTTTGTTACGCTGCGCAACATCATCCCCATGTCTTTCTTCCAAAGCCAAGTCCAAGAAGAAAGCGGTTCATTAGTAGATGCTTTAAACGGAGTCAGTCCTGAGAATCTTGACTATGAGCCAAGTTCACACGGAAGATACACAGTGCTGCAAAGAACAGGTGACAACTCTTCCAACCAAGTTGTGTTTTTTGACATCTCTAACCTCTACTATGGTATTCAGATTGAACCTGGAACCGTTGTTCTTAAAGACACCAACACAACTGGCTCGTTTGGCAAGATGGAACTTACACTGATTGATGACGGAGAGGGCAATCTCTATCGCTCTAATACATCTGGTTCTTCCCCGGATTGGGCAAGTGTTGGAAACGTGTTTTACAACGAAGGGATTGTTATGTTGAAACACCCATCCCTTTACTTCTTTGGCAAAGACAACTTTGAGCTCTCCTTCAAAGGAAGACAAAACACTCATATTCTAACCTATAACTTGTTCAAAAGATCTCTTACTGCCTTTTCATCCAGCAATCCAAACTATTTGCCAGTAAGCGCATCTACCGATGCCAATGACACTGATAAGAGATTTGCTTACATCACAGGTATCAACCTCCATGATGACAACCTGAACATCATCACAAAAACCTCACTGGCTCAACCCATTGTTGCTAGGACAAGTGATAAGTTTCTTTTTAAGGTCAGAATGGATTTTTAGTCCGAATATTTAATTCTGCGATGAATCAAATACAAAAACTCATACTTGAAGCAATTCAGGCAGAACTGAAAGAAGCAGCTTTGGGTGCTTCTGATGCTGAAGCTAGAGGTTTGGCATTAGCTCTGCTTGGTGACAACAATGAAAAACAAGCAATCCTATATGATCCTGCGATGATTCGTAAAAGCTTCAGGATTGAAAAAGGCTATCCAATCATTACTGGTTTTAGAAGTCCAATTATTGGAACGATTAAGATCAAACAAAATTGTGGTGCATGGATGGTTTCCAGTGTTGCTGCCGAACGGGGGTTTGGTCCTTTCATGTATGACATTGCTTTTTCTCTTGTTGGGCCGCAAGGACTTATGCCCGACAGATCATTTGTTTCACCACATTCAAGAAAGATTTGGAAATTCATTACTGATCGAAGAAGTAATGAATTCACAACAAAACCAGCACCAACAAACTGCAAGTTTCTTGATAAAAACAAACTTGGAAAAGACCCTTATCTTGATTTTATCTACACGTTGAAAACGCCAATTCAAGGATTGGATGACTTAAAGAACAGGAGCAATCAATTCATTGAAGAGCTAACAGCCGAGATAAAATACGATGCAAAAAAGCTACTTGTCATGATGTCAAGTGGCATGTTTTCTCGCAAAATGACTTCACTAGATGAAGCTGCTATTCCATTTCAACATGCAACAAAAAACAGTTTCGCCATACACACCACCAAAGAAGGTGGCGTTTTGACAGTGATTATGTATGAAACAAGTTCTACGGAGCCAGTAGTTCTGGGAATCATTGACATGGTAAAGATACCATCGTGTTCTACATGGAGGATTGTTACTTCTGCGGCCATAAAAGGTTATGGCCCGTTGATGTATGACATTGCCTTTTCAATTGCAGGCGATTCGGGTTTGATGTCGGATCGCACAAGAGTAAGTGACGATGCTAAAAAAATATGGAATTTTTTAGCAAACAAGAGAACCGATGAGTTTGAAAAGATCCCGGTCAAACCAAACTGTAGGTTTAAAGGTGTTGACTCGGCTCACCCATTGAATCATAAGTTCATTTTAAAAAATAGATTGAACTATGGTGAGTTGGAAGCAAACCATCAAAAAAACATGGCCCAGATGTCACCAAAAGACAAAAAGAAGTTTTTGGGGAGCTTGGAAGAGAAAGCGAATGACTTCTTTAATGAGAAATATTTCGGAGTTAAACAGTAGGTTGTGAGTTTCTGATGGAGTTTTCAATGTCTTCAACAAGTTCTTCAACAGTTATTGGAGACTCACCTTGTTTCAACAAAAGACGGTTTTCTGCTTTTACTACCTGTTCCTCTGTCACTCTCTTGCCTTTGTAACTCAAACTCAACACTTCAACTTCTGAATCCGTTGGAGGTTCAAAACGACTCCCAGGTGTAGAGTTGATAAACCTAAACTTAACTTCCAGAGGCCCAACATTCAAATGAGTATAGTTGAACGTTTGATCATCCGATCCCATTTGGGATAATTGATTGATCACAGCTTCTCGGATCATAGAAACAAGTTGTCTTTTTGTTATTACGCTCATAACTCTTAATTATCCCTTTCAATCACTAACCATTACTTTCCAAACCTATTTATGTTCCGATAGTTCTTAAACGGCATGGCGTTTAAACGCCGTTCTAGGCTGGTTGAAGACAGCACCAAGGGCTTTATGGCTTGTTGCCGGAACAGCGGTTAAAACGAACGCTGGGTGGCTTGGAGGGGGTTCAGTGAACAATAGCAAGACAGACGCAACACTTCATGAATTCATCAATGAGATTGTGGAAGAGATCGTTAACGAAAAAGCATTTCTTCCTTCAGAGGCAAGCTCTCAAGGACTTGCACTAGCCAAGTTTTCTTTGAATGAATCTGTATATTTTGTGCTTTATCGCCCAGGTGAGTTGTTGGAGTTTGCACAAAACCTGGAGCGATTCAATCCTGGGTTTTTAAATCCCAATCAGTTAGAAAAAGCAATCCAGCAACTAGTCAACGAAACAACAAATCCGGTTATTGGCCTTATCAGGATTTACAAAGATTCTTGTGCTTGGATTGTTCAGAACAGCGCAGCAGAGAAGGGTTATGGTCCAATGTTGTATGACATTGCACTTTCTTTTGCAGGTCCACATGGCTTGACATCTGATAGAGCGGAAGGCGTTTCTCCATCTGCTAGAAACATATGGAAACACTACGCAACCCAAAGAAAAGCAGAAATGCGAATCTATCCTTTCATGGAAGACGACGAATGCTCGTCGTTTTCTAACGATCAAGACAGTTGGTTTTTGGATGCAAAATACACGCTTAAAAACCCAAGAGCTGTTAACTGGGGAAGTTTGTTAAACACTTCCAACGATACGCTATCTCAACTTCAAAGTCCAGTTCCAGGCGATGTTCTGTTGCGAAGGCTTGGAAGTATTTACTTTAGCAAAAAATACACAAAAGGATAGCAAATGGAGATTGAAAGGTTCATTAAAGAAGTTTTGCTGAAAGAGCAAAAAAGACTCAAAGAAGTGGCTGTTAGCGCAAAACAAGCTTCGCATCTCGCACTTTATGTTCAAAGAGACTCCAGAGATATGCGCTGTATTCTTTATGATACAGAAATTCTAATCGCACTCTACAAAGCTTACACGAAGCATTATTCCATGAATGACATGAGAAATATTCAAAGCACTCAACAACATGATTCAATACCTAATCCTGTTTTCGGAATGATTAGGATTGCGATAAACGCCGAATACAACGCTTGGGTTGTTCAGAACAGTGCGGCAGAAAAAGGCTATGGTCCATTGATGTATGACATTGCTTTTAGCTTTGCTGGCGAAAAAGGCATGACACCAGACAGAGATTCTGTAAGGCCAGCCGCTAAGAATGTTTGGAAACACATTCTTCTAAAAAGGCCAAACGAGTTTGAAATAACGCCGTTAAAAAATACTTGGAATGATCAAGGTGTTGAACATCATTCTTACAATGATGAAAATCAAAAATACCTTGATAGCAAATATGTCTGGAAACAATCCAACCGAAAAGATTTTGGTCCTATGTTCCAAAAAAACAGACAAACGTTAAGTTATCTCAAAACGCTCGATGTAAAACACAAGATAGACCCTGAAGAATTTCTTAAAATTCTCTCCCGCATTTTCTTTAGAGAGAAATACTCCCCCTCCTCCTTCTACTGGTAGTGTTCCACTTATCTTTTAATGACTGTTAAAGCCATATTAGCTGTATGGCGATAAAGAGACGAAGAAGAAAAAGAAAACACTACAAAACCGGAACGCATAAAAGTCCAAAGTGTAAAACACCAATCAAGTATCGTTCTGGTTGGGAATTGGTTGTTGCCAAATATCTTGATTCTGATCCGTTGGTGGAAGAATATGGCTATGAGTGCGTGGCAATAAATTATCTTTCAAATGTCAAAACCGGCAAGTACAGAACATACTACCCAGACTTCTTAATAACCTACAAAGACGGAACCAGGAAGCTTGCTGAGGTAAAGCGTGTTGATAAGTTGAATGATCCAATGGTTATGAAGAAAGCGAAAGCAGCAGAAGAATGGTGCAAAAGTCAAAAGCAAAAAACGGTGTACGAGTTTTGGACAAACGTGATGATCGAAGCCTATCGGAAGATAAACGAAACCAGAACTCAACCAATGAAACCGTTGAAAAAAACACGAAGCCGAGTCAAGCAGTCTGGACAATAGATTTTGGTCATAAACACCCAATGTTCTTTGGTCATCACCAACCAAGAGAACATTGGAAGGTTGATGTTGGTTTAGACATTTCTACATCTGTGATTGGAGTTTGCTTTCTTAATCGTGAATCATCGGAACTAATCTGCAAGTTTCACATTGATATCTCTTCAGAGAAGTTTGAAACCATGTGGCAAAAGGTTGATTATGCCATGGAGAAACTTGCTGGAAAGATTCGATGGTATCAATCTCATTCTAATGCTGGCCCGCCTCCTTGTGTTTTTCAACGATTTTTTGTTGAAGCAAACGCAAAAGCATATAAGTCTGGTTTTACGTCTGCTGATACTCTGATGACTCTTGCTAAGATGAATGGGATCATTTCCTATGAGTGTTACCGAATGTTTCAGTTGCCAATTATTGACATCAACGTCACATCTGCACGCAAGATGATTGGCTATAAAGACAAAAAAGCAGTTAAAAAACCAGTAAAAGAAAAGGTCAGAGAGTTTGTTTTGCAAACGTATCCAGAACTTAAAGTGGAAACAAGAGAAGTAACCAAAGGAAAAGACAAAGGAAAGAGAGTTCCTGTTTCTGGTGCTGCTGATGAGATAGATGCTTTTGTTATTTGTCGGGGCGGTCAGTTGTTAAATCCATGACGGTTTAGTTTTAACTCAAGCATGATAGGTTTATCGGACAGAATCATGCACACAAAGGGTCAAGCAATAGACTTTATTGAAAAGTGTTTTGGGTCATCAACGCCTTCGAATGGCGGTTTGAACGTTTCAGTTGTTTGCCCTAAATGCGCTGAGAAAACAGATAATCTTCAAAAGAGAAAACTTGTTATTAGAACAACCGACTTCTTGACTCATTGTTGGGTGTGTGGATACCGGGCACCTAACCTCAATAACCTTCTTTCCGAATACCATCCTTTTTTCACAAAAGAATATCGTGAAAACTTTACGTTCAAACAGGAGTTTGAACGTTGTGAGTTGAACGATGTTCTTAATCTTTTTGGACACAGCCAATCAAAGTCACCAACAAAACAAGTTCAACTACCAACTGGTTTTTACTTGCTAGCCAACAACATTGGAAAAGGTATTAGAAGTGCTGATCTTGCTTGGGATTATTTAAGAAAGAAGCGCGGCCTCACAACATCTGATCTTTGGTATTGGAAGTTTGGGATAACAGAGTTTATGCCGCCAAAAGGCGAAACCAACTATAGGTTTCGAATCATAACACCATCATTTAATCAAGATGGGGAACTCAACTTTTTCTCTGCTCGTTCCTATTGGGATAAACTGCCAGGTCCAAAATACAGAAACCCTGATGCTCCAAGAGAAAGCATTGTTTTCAATGAACTAAACATTGATTGGACTCAAGAGTTGACGATCACAGAAGGAGTGTTTGATCTAGTCAAGTGTAATACCAATGCAACTTGTCTTTTGGGATCAACCCTTGATTCATCTTATCTACTTTTCCAAAAAATAGTAGAGAACAACACACCTGTTCTTCTTGCTCTTGACAATGACGCCAAGAGTAAAACGTATGAACTGGCAAAACTATTTTTGGAATATGGAATTTCAGTTAGACTTTTTGAAGTTCCAAAGCAATTCAATGACGTTGGAGAGATGACCAAGGTTTCTTTCCAAGAAGAAGCAAAACGTTCCAGGCTTTTTACCAACGCTGATTATTTTCGTTGGAAGATTAACAAAACTTAAGGAAAACATGAAAATAGCTCACATTTCAGATATTCATTGGCGCGGTCTTACTCGCCATGCTGAATACACAAAAGCATTCAACGATTTGTTTTCTGCGTTGCGCAAGATCAACCCAGACATGATTTTTTTGGGTGGCGACTACTTTCACACCAAGACATCTGGAATCTCACCAGAAGTGATTGATCGTCTTGCCTGGATGTTTAAATCTTTTGCTGATATTGCACACACATTTGCCATTCTAGGAAATCACGATGGCAACTTGGCAAACGAAAGTCGTGAAGATTCTATTTCTCCCATCATCAATGCGATAAACAGCCCAAGGATACATCTTTACAAGAAAAGCGGTGTTTACAACATATCGCCATTCGTTTTCCCTACCAATTCAGAAGAGCTTGCTGCAAACCTTTGCGTCTTCTCTTGTTTTGACAAAGAAGGTTGGGAGCGTGTTGCTCCTACTCCTGGCGTTTTGAACATAGCAGCTTTTCATGGCTCTGTGGGCGGCACAAGGATGGATAATGGCTGGATCATGCCAGATTCAAAAGCAGAGGTCATGCTTTCCATGTTTGATGGATATGACTTTGTGTTTCTGGGTGACATCCACAAAAGACAGTTCCTTGCTCAAAGACCAGATAAAAGTGGAACACTTAAACCTTGGATCGGGTATCCGGGCTCCACAATCCAGCAAAACTTTGGCGAAGAACAACTCAAAGGATTCTTGGTTTGGGACATTAAAAACAGAAAAGATTGGGATGTTGAGTTTGTTGAAGTAGAAAACTCACAACCCTTCATCACCTTTGCATGGAACAATGACCCAGAAACCTCTTTAAAGGCCCTAGAAGCCCGCGTAGCCCTTCGTGACGGGGCAAGGTACACAGTGACTTCTCCACGCCCTCTAACAGCCTTCCAGCAGCGCCAAATGGTGCATGAGCTAAAGGTTCTTCGAGGCGCCCAAGAAGTTTTGTTTTCACCTGACAAGAATTTGAAACACGACTTGATCAGCCATGAAGATGTGGTGGTTAAAAAAGCTAGTTTGCGTACAAACCCTGAGATCTTGCAGCGGTTTTATCGAACTTTTCTAGAGTTGAACACCAAGAAGTATCAACTCACAGAAGCGCAGATGGAAGATGGTTTCAAGATCATCGAAGGTCTTTTGGGGCACCTTGATGCCACAGAGTCAGAAACCACAAGAGATGTTTATTGGTCGATTAAAGAGTTTGAATTCGACAATCTTTTTCGATATGGAGAAAACAACAGATTGAACTTTGACACTCTTGAAGGAGTTGTTGGAGTTTTTGGTAAGAACAAGATTGGTAAAAGTTCCTTGGTTGGCGCTTTGATGTACGTTCTGTTTAACAGCTCTGATCGTGACGGGATCTCAAAGAACGGTCAGATTATGAACCAGAACAAGAAATCTTGTCGTGCCAAAATTGTAATAACAGTTGATGACATTGATTACAGAATCGAACGTTCTTCACAAAGAGTTCTTGCTGGCAAAAAAAGCAAAAAATCTTCCGAAGAAGAATATGACGGAGATAAGACAGAAACCAAACTTACTTTCACCAGATTGAACAAAGATGGCACAGAAACAAGTTTGAATGGAACAACAAGAGAAGAAACTGATAAAGCAATCAGAAAGCTTCTGGGGAACTCACAAGACTTCTTGATGACCACAGTAGCCACGCAAAGAGGAATGGAAAGTTTTATTGATGAAGGCTCTTCATCGCGCAAAACAATTCTTAACCGCTTTCTAGATCTTGACGTTTTTGAGAAACTTCATGCTTTTACCAAAGAGCACATTCTCAAACTAAACAACAAACTCTCTTCTTATGCTGTGGGTTGGGAGAAAACAGTTTTGGAGTTGTCCAACTCCATCCCTTTAAAAGAGAAAGAAGCTGAGGAGCTACAGAGTCTTATCTCGTCTCAAAGAGACGAGATGGCAAACTTAAGATTTTGGTTTGCAAAGAATGACTCTTCCGATGCGATTGAAGCATCCAACAACCTCACGAGAATACAACAAAAACTTCAATCGCTTCAGCGACAGCTAACAACTTCTGAACAAGAACAAGCAACTATGAACAAAAAAATAGATGCTGTTCATGCCAAACTCATTGAGGTTTCCAATGAGTACAACAAGATTGATTACGCCAAGCTGAAGCAAGACTTTCAGAGTATGAAAGAGATTGAAGAGCGACTTAATGCAATAAATGCAGATTTTCGTGAACAAGAGAAAAGCATTGCATTGCAAGAAAGAAATGTCAAGAAGTTAACTCTGGTTCCTTGTGGAGATCAGTTCCCAGAGTGCCTTTATATCAAAGATGCTCACCAGGATAGAAAAACCATTGATGTAAACAAAAAGAAGCTCTCTGAGCTAGCTGTTACTTTGGAAAAAGCAACTGCTGATCTGAGGCTCTACCAAGAAATGCAGTTATCTCAAAAGATGTCACTACGACATGGACTAGAACAGCAACTTAAAGACTTGGTAAAAGAGAAAACAAGCTATGAAGCTCAGTTGTCTTTGATGAATAAATCACATGGTGATATCAACAAGTGGCTTTCTGGTGCTCGTCAAGAAGAGGCAAGACTGCTCCAGTTGGCTGGAGCGAAAGATGATATCAGAGTTTTTGAAGAGAAAAAGAAAGAGCAAACTGAATTGCAGAATCTCTTGTTTGCCAATGAAAGAAGAAGAAGTGACCTTCTTGTTGAAATAGGAAGAGACAAAGCTAAATTGGAACAGTTGACCGAAAACAGCTATGAAGTTGGGTTGATCTCAGCCAAGATTCAAGTGTTTGAAACGCTGTTGGCAGCGTTCCACAAAAATGGAATTCCCGCAATGATTCTAAAAACACAGCTTCCAATGATCAATGCGGAACTTTCCAGGCTTCTTGCAGGTTTGGTGGACTTCAACATCACGTTTGAAACAGAACCGGGTTCAAATTCAATGGATGTTTACATTGAAGATGGACACTCAAGAAGGATTCTTGAGTTGGGTTCTGGAATGGAAAAGATGCTTGCCTCTATTGCGATCCGAGTCGCACTTTGCAACCTTTCCAGTCTTCCAAAGTCAAACATCATCATTCTTGACGAAGGTTTTAATGCACTAGATGATGATCATGTTGGAAAGTGTCTGGAGTTGATTCAAGCACTCAAGAACCACTTCAAAACAGTCATGGTCATCTCTCACATGCAACGTGTCAAAGAAGCCTCTGATGTCATCATTGAGATCACTTCAACAAACCATGAGTCAAGAGTGGAAGCATGAAAGTTCTTATTCTAGTCATCACAGATTAGCGCAAAGCCACATAAACCCTATTTACAGGAATGCAAGACAAAGAAAAACTTCAAACCTGGATAAGTGAAGCAATAAAAAAAGAGATGGCAATCGCCAACTATAAAACGGTTGGTGATTTCAGTCGCCGCTCCTCCATTTCTTCACAGGTTGATCGTGACTTGGTTACTCATCCAAAAGCTATTGAAAAGATCAAAAGGCAATGGCAGAAAACCCCTTGGGATTTTGACATTTACATCGTTAACGATCCCAGGGTTAACAAACGAGAGTTCCGAGAAGTGGGAGTTGTTAATCCAGATTTTGTCTATAAGCAGATGAAGTTAACCCCTGAAGAGATCCCACTTGACACCAACCACATCAGTATAATCTTTACAGGAAACGGCGCTGCTGAAAAAGTGCCGTTGACAGGTTGGACAATGGCTCATCGCCTTGGACATGCATTTTCTGCTAGCAGAACATCCAATGTAGGAAAAGTTTGGGATGACTTCACAAAAAGACTTCGAAATATTTTCGATGAAATCATGTATAGAGTGTACAATATAAACACTGACGACGTTGAGAGTTTTGAAGTTAGACGCAATAAAGAGAAAATATTGAAATATGCCGCTCAAGAGTTGGGAACAATGAAAGCGGCACGAGACAGAAAGCTTCGCAGTTGGTTTGAGTTTGGATATGAGTTGCTTGCTCAGTACATGATAACTGGCAAGATAACCTTAAATCCGCTTCCACCAGCAATTGTTACTGGCATTGCTGGTTGGGGTCACAAAAAACACCAAAGAGGCGACAAAGAGTATGCTGAAACCTATAACACTGGATTGCTTGAGCAGTATGCAGAAGAGTTACAAGAGATGCTTGATGTCGTATTGTCAAATGCTGTTGGTGAGGTTTTGGTGATGTGATTCAATCACGACCCAACACCATTTGTACTGGTATTGTTTTGACCTTTAGTTTTACAACAGCCTCATACCGATGATGACCATCAAGAATAGAACCACTTTGATCAACTACAATTGGGAGAAACCAAGCATTTGGTTCCAATAGTTTTTGGGCTATGTCTTTAACTTTTTTCTGACCTTCTTTTGTTTGAGAATGACTTTCGGTTGGAGTGACATCAGAGATCGGCATCAATCTAGGTGGGCTTAGGTGCTCACCATCAAATATATTAATCCAACCATCTGTTGCCAGTTCCTCAGCAGAGTTTGTTTTAATCCGAATGTTCTTCCAATCAAACTTCGAAGTTTTTGGTTTCATGCCAATTTTATAGTTTTTTCCTTGTTTGTAGGTTGGTATGTTGTTGGCAAACCATCTACTTTCTTGTTCTGTGCCACCCCACCCTTGTTGCCTTGCACGTTCTTTTTCTCGATAGACAAACTCTGAAGCTTCTTCAGGTGTTTTAAACTCTTTGTAGCTATAATTCTCAGACCACCACTTTACATCTTCCAAGCTTATAGCTTTTTCGAGCGTTTCTAGAATGAATCGTTTGAGATTGTCCATTTTGTTTATAGTTTCTTTAACTACTGCCATGAATGATTTTTCACCATGGTCTAAGTTTGATTCCTATAGGGAAATGAAAGTGGTTTCTGATGGCAAAGTTTTGGTTATCAGACCAAGTGACACAACAACAGTTGTGCCTTTGTTTTGCCCGCTTTGTGAGTTCTCTATGCGGAATTCAAATGATTCAATTGCATATAGAAAGAAACAGTGCTGTGACAAATGCCTGCTTTTTTGTAGAGGCAACAAAGAAGACTTTACTCCTGAGCAATGGGAAGAGTATTTGCAAGAACGGCAATTAATGACAAGGCCACTAATTAACTTAAAGTAAAGGGTTTTTGATGCCAGTACAAGATTTTGACAAATACATGAATCTTTCCAAGGTTCTCAACAACAGTTGGGGTACTGGAACACAACTCAAGCAGGGTCTTTCTCAGTCTATCAAGTTTTCACTTCGAGATGATCACATGTTGAAAGGTTTGTTTATGATGATTGTAAACATGCCCAACAATCCGCAACTTGTTCATGAGATGAAAGTTAGATACAAGAATCAAGCACTCCAAATGTTGAAAGGTGCTTTGGAGAAGTTGAAAGAAGAATACGAAGACCAGAATCCAGGTAAAACAATAAAACTAAGAATGCTGGATGAGTCTGTGACGGAGGGCGTGGAATATCTTACAAATGCTCAATACAGACCAAACCTTCAAGCTTATTATCGCATTCATTGCTTGATTGAAATTTCATGATCCTATCTTTTGAAAGATAGAAAAAATGCCAAGAACAAACATTCCTGCCCCCAAAGGCAATGCAAAGATTCAAGAAATCATCAAGTGTGGTACTGACCCAATATACTTCATGAAGAAGTATATCTTCATCTCCCACCCCAAAAAAGGTTTGATTAAGTTTGACACTTATGCTTTCCAAGATGAGTGTGTCAGAGACTTTGAAAAGTACAGATTCACAATTGTTTTGAAAAGCCGACAGTTGGGCCTTTCTACCGTTTGCGCTGCTTACTGTTTATGGATGGCTTTGTTCCAAAAAGAAAAAAACATTCTGATCATTGCAACAAAGCTTGAAGTCGCAAAGAACTTTTTGCGCAAGATCATGACGATGTATGACTCATTGCCAGATTGGCTCGTGTTGCCAAAAGAGAAAAACCGCTCTGTAAAGGCAGTTGACTTTACAAACGGTTCAAGAATCACAGCAATCCCAACTGGAGACGACGCAGGCCGCTCCGAAGGTGTTTCTTTGTTGGTGGTCGATGAGGCAGCACACATTCAAGGATTTGATGAGTTGTGGAAAGGTCTTTACTCGACTGTTTCTACTGGTGGTAATATCATTCTTCTTTCAACACCTAAAGGTGTTGGTAACGTGTTCCATAAAGTTTGGACAGGTTGCGACATTGAAAAGAAAGAAAATGACTTCCATGGCATAAAGTTGCCATGGACAGTTCACCCTGAACACGATCAAAAATGGTTTGAAGAACAGTGCCGTAACCTAGACCCAAGAGGCATTCAACAGGAACTCTTGTGCGACTTCTTGGGATCGGGACAGACATACCTTAATGAAATGGCACTGTCATATCTTAACGACATGATAGCTCCACCAATTGAGAAGTTTGGAGAAGATGGCAACATCTGGGTTTGGAAGTACCCGGTGGCAGGAAACAAGTATGTTATATCCGCAGACGTTGCTCGTGGAGATTCAGATGACTATTCAACTTCCCACGTTTTTGACGTTGACAACGATGAAGTAGTGGCAGAGTATCAAGGAAAAATCCCACCAGATCGGTTTGCTGAGTTGTTGGCAGATCTTGGACGCAAATACTACAATGCGTTGATATGCCCAGAAAACAACACTTTTGGTTTGGCAACAGCTTACAGGTTAAGAGATTTAAAGTATCCAAACCTTTATTATGAGAAGTTCGCCAAAGCTGGCATTCATCAGGTTTACACTGAAGAAGAAGTAAAAGATGCAATGCCTGGTCTTTCAACAACAGTAAAAAACAGGCAAGCGATCCTGGCAAAAATGGAAGAGGTAATCAGGAATAAAAAAATCCGAATCTACTCCTCCAGGTTTGCAGAAGAAGCAAAAACGTTCATCTGGAACACAAATGTTGCAGGCGGCAAAGCAACTGCCATGAAAGGCTATAATGATGACTTGATCATGAGCCTTGCAATTGGCTGTTACCTTTTTGAAGCCAATGCAAACCAAATTGACACTGAAGAACTCAACAGAGCAATGTTGGCAGCATGGGGTAAAAACACAACTCGTTTGACCAATCAAAACGCGAACAACCCCGTTTATGGCAACACAGATCAGAGCACAGAGCCGATGACTTTCCAAAGAACAGGTTTTGGTTCACAGTCCGTAGTTCCAAATTCCCCTGCTCCATATTACAAGAAAGAATTTTCTCAAGCAAATATGAAAGCGGGCGTGAATGCAGAACAAGCAAGACCAGCAGTATCCATGTATAACGAATTCTCTTGGCTGTTTGGAGACTGATTTGTTTGTTCGATTTTTGTTGACTTCTGATCCAAACGTTGTTAATATGTTTTTATGACAACAGCGCCCAAGCCAGAAGTTAAAGTCCGTGTCAACCCAGAACCCATGTCCCTACCAGAAGCGGACAAAGAAACTCGCGACTATCAGTTTTTGCTGAATGAAAACATTGCTCTTTTGCGTGATGCGAACAAGGACGCACAGCAACTTCTTCAAGCAAAGAAACAGCTTGAGGAACTTAAGAAACAACTTGAGCAACTTGAAAAAAGCAAGTCGCGAATGACTTTTTTCGGTTTCGTTGCAAAGTGTGCTTTCACAGCGAACTTCCCACTGAGCATTGCACTTGCTCTATCGGGACCAGCGTTGTGGTTGACACATCATTCTCCTGCCGAGGCATGTTTGACAGTGATTCCCGGCATCATCTGGTTTGCTGTATCCTCTACGATCATTTCTGACAAAGTGCGGTGATCAATGTCAGATTTCAACAGCAATGGAATTTACGTTCCTAAACCAAGAATCCCACCACCAACAATTCTCTACCGTCTTTATGGAATGATGAATGAAACAGAACTTAAGATCGCAAATAAGTTCTTTGTGGCATTCAACAGTCGTTCCAAAGTGGGTGGTGGCGAACTTGTTATAGGTCGCTATTCGGTACTTCCATACTACAAAGAGCTTGAGGAGGATCTAGCGTATAAAGGATCAAAACTGATAAATTCGTTTGCTCAACATCGCTATGTTGCTGATCTATCGAATTATGTTCAAGATCTAGATGGTTTGACATTTCGCACATGGAGCGCGAAGGAACTTCCTTATTTGCCAGATAACATTCCTTTGGTATTAAAAGGAGAAACAAACTCACGAAAAGATCTTTGGCAAACGCACATGTTTGCCAACAACAAACAAGAAGCCATCAAAGTTTTGTCTAATCTTATGAAAGATAACTTGATTGGTCAACAAGAGATCTATGTTCGAGAATATGTGCCTCTTGTGCAATTAACAGAAAACAACCTGGGGCCTCCAGTAACTTTGGAGTTTAGGTTCTTTGTTGCATATGGCAAAGTTTTGTCTGGTGGGTTTTATTGGTCAAACCATGTTGAGAATCTATCGGAAGTGCCTTCGCCTTCTATGGTGCCACAAGACTTTTTGCAAAAAGTGATTGATAAGGTTGGGAACAATGCCAACTTTTTTGTTGTAGATGTCGCCAAAACTCAATCCGGGGATTGGATTGTTGTAGAACTGAATGATGGGCAGATGTCAGGGTTGTCCGAAAATAACCCAGAAGTTCTGTACAAAAACCTGAAGTACCTAACATGGGACAGATACCAAAACAACAACCGCCCTTAAAATAAACAAACTTGGTTGTTGCACTTCGCACAACCAGATGGTATCCTCTTTAAATGTCAAATGGTTCATGGTTAAACAATGGGCTTTCAACATATAAAGCCGAATCTAATTTCAACATAGTCATTGAAATGCACACAATGCAATCTGACACTATGTTTGTTGCAGCAATCATCTTGTTTAAAAAAGGGTTTAAGTATACTCGTTGGTTTCCAAACAGGAAACTACCAAATTTCTCTCTTAGGGTTAAAAACTAACTGATTTCTGTGTATACTTAAAAACATAAGGGCCTGACTGGCTTCGATACGGGAATATCAAAAACTGACAGCGCGACGGCAGATGAATTGTACTGCCTATCAACACAATTCGAATACAAACGGCGCAGACGCCTTTGCTTTCGCCTGATTAGGTGAAACGTTCTTCCAGGGTTCTGTTCGTACTGAGGAATGAACGCAACAATCGGACAAGGTTCACTAAGATGCTTGTGGTAAGCTGAACCGAGACACAACAAGAAACTCAACCAGAAAGCTGCTCCACAGGCGTTTTGGTTGAGTATAAACAGTGGAGAAGGTCGCGTAGGATAGTGTGGTTGGAGTGACTTGTAGATTTGGGTTCGACTCCCAACAGGTCCAAATGGGTTTGATTGATTCTCTTTGGCAAGAGAAGGGCAGCAGAAGCGCCAACTGAAAAGGGTTCGAATCCCTTCAAATCCACCATGTTGTTGTTAACAGCAATGCAGCTATAGTCCAACTGGCAGAGCGTCCCATTGAGTGTGGGAAGGTTACAGGTTCGAATCCTGTTAGCTGCACAAAAGAACCTTTTCTTCATACCATTGAACACATGCAAAACATAAAAAGTCATTGGAATGGTATAAACAAAGGCGAACATATTAGGCTCACACGAGATGTTTTCTTGCGCGATGACGGCACACCAGGAGGCAGTATTCATTATGAGGCTCCTGGCAAGTGCATTGCAAAACGTGGGATGATTGGAATGTTTGCAGCAAAAACAGACAAGGGTGTTCTGGTGTACTTCAACAATGGAGTTGGAAGTATCTTGGGGCTTGTCTTGGATGATTTTGCTGTTGAAAAACACCAAAAACTAAGATAGAATAATAACATGATAAATAAAAAACAGAAAGGAAAAAACAATGATTAAAAAGCTTTAGGTTAAGGAGAAAACCATGCGTAGTGATATGCCCAAAGTCATCATTGATTGTTATCGTGTTGGTGATAAAGAAGTAAAACAAGGTAGAAAAAAAGACAAAGAAAAAAGTGGTATTCTAGCTGCGATTTTGCAGATGCACACAGACCATGAAGAGTCTGGAGGTCGTTTTGCCGAGGAGCCTCCACCCAAAGAAAAGATGCGTCCTGTTGGTAGAGGCATCGAAAGAAAATTGCAAGGTGATAGGCTTAAGCCGCTAATCAACTATTTGCACTCTCAGCTTGGCAGAAGTTGGGATGATGTTTACTCTGATATCAGAAGAAACATCTCTATGCGAAGTGTCATGCAAATGCATGTAGTGCAGCACATAGATGGTTTGGTTCGCAAGAACACCTATTTGGGTGATGATGGAAAAGTATATGAGAACTGCGATTATAGAAGTTCTCGCATTCCACAAGTTTCTCTTGAAGAGCCAGTATACTATGGAGCTATTTTCTATGTTCATCCAACATACAAAACTCTGTGTGTTACGCCTCGTAAGTCTTTTAGGAAAAAAAGAAGCATAGAAAAACTCGTAATTGAGCCGCTCCTTCATTATCGAAAAATAGATGGTGAGTGGTATGTGATCACATTTGAACTTATACCACCGAAAGAAGGCATAAAAGATCCTAACTGTTATCAAGGCGAGCAATACAGAAATATTTTTATCTTCCAGCGTCTTAACTATGAAAAGATTAGTGATGTTTTACACCCTGATGGGTTGACAAACTATGAACGCCAACAAGAGTATGGTTTTTCGAATATTCGAGCCATCTCTAAACGCCTTCTCGGCAAAAGAGAGAAAAAAACATTAACGTCCCTCCTCAAAAAAGCTATGGAGGATCAACGGGCTGTGCCGAACCTGAAGGAACAGTTGCCATAGCAATCACATTGAAGTTACCAGTATAAGGAATGGAAAGAACGTTGGTTGTGTAATCAACATCTACGGCAGCATATGCTTGCCCAATGTTCAATGTTGAATCAGCAAGTGTTCCAACGGGGTTTGAAAAGACTTCTGTTGGAACAGAAGGTAGAGGATCGAACGACATTGTAACTGATGAAAGATCCGTATATGTTTGTTCAGCAGCAGATATCCATACATAGCTTCCTGTTGTTCTTTGAACATAAACAGGATATGAACCATCAGTGTAGACAGCACGATAAATCATCTGTCCTTCAAATGGCGCCCCAAAATTGGCTTTAAACCCAGTGGTACTTATGTCAGTTACCCAATAAGGCACATTGGAGCCTGATGTTAAAACCCATTCGGGATATAACCTGATGGCAACAAAGGGATCTTGTAGAAAGGTAAGCGGGAAAGAAACATCTATGGATGTTACGGAGCCTGTTGTATGATAGTTTTCTTCTAGAAACTGAATTTCTGCTGATGCAGTAGGGAATGTTAATACCATGTCCCCATTGATTTGAAAATAGTTTCTATCTCGAATTATTTGTTGGAAGTTGAAAGAACGACTGGCTTCAGTAACCACGTCATAGAATTCACGAATGTCAGGTCTACGGTTTGAACCATAGGCATAAACTTTGCGGAACTTCGATCTGTTCCTTCCATATTTGTCGTTGATACTCACAACTTCTAAGTATCAAGAACCATCAAGCATAAGTGAATTCAGTGATCTGAAACTTTGCCCAGTGTTTGATGTTGTAAGTGTTGATTCCTTGCATGATGAAATCAACACTTCCAGAAACACCAGGATTGGTATTGGCACTCATTGTAATATAAGTGAATGTTCCACTTGCGAATGTGTGCTGAAACTCGATATCCCCAACCTGAACAACATCTCCGCTACCACTGCGATAAAAAGCACATGCGCCTATTGTGCTATACTGATTGACAGGGTTTGCAGTATCAAAAGAAAAAGTATTAAACTTTACAGCCCAGATTGAATTTGCCGGTACACCTCCAATATAAAAACCAGTGGTTTCAGTGTTTGATGTTGTAGCTGGTGTCGGAATTGTTCCGGCTGTTGCTGGATTGGCAGAATTACTGATTACATTTTCAAGTTGTGAAAATTGTGTGCTGTTGATATAACCAGATTGTGCTGCATTTGCTGGTCTAACTCTAACACCGCCCGCACTAACCAGAAGAGGATTATAGATATCTGTGGTTGGATCTGGTATAACCGTTAAACCAGCCATAGGGCTTAAAGATAAACCGCTACCTGCCACAGAACTAGAAAGATATGTTGGGGTAATTTTGCCAGATTCAAGAGAAATAGTTGTTCCAACAACTTGAATTGGAGAAGTGCCCAAATAAGAACCACCACCAAAAGAAGCTGAAACAAACAAAAGTGGTGTTGAATCAAAAGTTACTGACCCGCTAGTTTTAAGATACCAAATATCAAGACTCGAACTTGGGGTTGTTGCCAAAACAAATGAACCCGAAATGATATCAGTAGAGCTATTAAAATCTTCACTCCGTGTAAAGATAGGAGGTGAAACGCCTGTTTCGCCAAGGTTGGTAATTGAGTAAATACCAGACCAAGAACCAGAAGCGATAAAACACGCTGCTGATTGTGGAATAACAAACAAGATTCTATCTCCAACAGCAAAATCTGTAATGCCATTGAGATCCAAATCATTCAAACTTGCACTCATTGCAAAAGTGAGAGTTTTAGCACCGGAATCATAATTGAATGATTCCACTGTTTCATCATCACCATCAATCACTGTTCGTACTGCACCTTTAGCAGCATTTCCACCACCAATAGATTCACTGATGGATGTGAGGACATAAGAACGTGGAGCGACTTGGGCTGGTGTGGAAGGCGTAGCAGCAGTTAACGTTCCCCCAGTAAAATCCCATGTTTGTGTAAGATCTGCTTTTGCTGGAGTTATAGCTCCAGCAGAAAGATGATATGTTTGAATAGAGCCGCTGCTGATGCTTGAGCTACCCAAAGCAGACCCCGTGGACTCAGTATAGAATGCGAATTTAGTAGTCATCTATCTAATAATTAGACAGTTGCTAAAGTAGGAAAGTTTTTTACTCTACAATTATTCTCTCTATTACTGCACCATTTGGAATTAAAGAAATGCTATTTGTGCTTCCCCTGGCGCCATTTGACTGACGGTAATAATATGTTGTTGAGACAAAATTTATTTGTCTTCCTTGCGTTCTAGGATATCCGAAAATAAATCCTGGTGCGTTTGTTAAAGTTGCCATTTTAACTACTCAAAGCCGTTCCATCATTAGGGACAACTACAGACCAGAATGCTGCCCAATTTAATGTTGCACCAGCATCAATACCAACAACAGGCGTCCTACCAGGTTGCAAAAGCCTGAAAAGTGTGCTTGTTCCAAGCACACCCACTCCTGAGCCAAATGCCCATCGAGCTTGGAATAATACATCAACAGCACTTTTGTCAGTTATTGTGGATCCTGCGACGGACCCAGGGTTTTCAAGACCAATTCCGGTCCATGCTGCTCCTGGCAAACCATATCCTAACCATGAATGGTTGTATGATGTCCCCAAAAGTTCGGTGTTACCCGTATTGGTGTTGGCGGCGGGATACAATCCCACTATGGGGTCTGGGTTTGCTGTCCATACAAGATTCGTGCATAAATCCAAACCAACAGCAGAGAAGAAGCCGACATTGCCTGCTGGAAGAGGTGTGCGGCGGGCAATAGCAACAAATGATGGGCCGCTATCATCAACAACAATATGAACTTTCATGGCATCAGCAACGCCTGTGGTTGAAGGTGCCAGAATACGAAAGTTGTTGTTGCTGACATATTGCGAGTCTGTGCTGTTGCGATCCGGGGATGTAGCTGTTCCTGTTGATAGTGTGCCACTGGCTGTATATTCATAACGCCATGAAGTGTAATCTGGGTTTGCTGTTGTAGCTCTTTGCAAACTTATTTTACGAGTTCCTCTGGATAAACAAATCCAAGAGGAATGCCCAGTTCGTAATGCTGAAGCAAGTTCGGTAGCATTAGCAGGCTGCGAAGCACTGCGAGATCCACCAGAACCAGTGCTGTGTGCAACATATGACCATCCGTTTGCAATTAGTTTGTAAGAAACTTCTGCAACAAGAGCACAGCCATCAGCACATGCAACATCTCGATAAATTTGTAAAGTCATATATTAGCCCCAACTCACTCCGAGATTAATTCCATAAAACAAAGCATAATCGTTCAATGAACCGCTTGTTTTTTTTGCTCGGACTTCATAAATTTTTGAACTAGAAGGTACAGGTGTTATAGATAGGCTTTTATATGTTCCGGTTACTTCAGTCCAATTTAAACTTCCAACACTTGTGCCATCTGTAACATTAAATAATGTCAAAGTGCCCAAAACTCCAGATACTACTTGGCCAATTGCTTCAAACTTCAACTGTGTGGTTCTGTTAGCCAAAGAATAACTTGTTGGTGTAAAAATGCCGCCAGCAATAATTGCATCAACAGTATTTGTTGTTGTTATTGAAGAGCCTATTATTGATAGTCCCACACTTCCATTTCCAATAGATTCACTGATGGATGCCAAAACATAAGAACGTGGAGTTGCTTGACTGGAAGAGGTTGGTGTTGAAACCAAAGTTGAGCCGCTCGAAAAATCCCATGTTTGTGTAAGATCTGCTTTTGCTGGAGTTATAGCTCCAGCAGAAAGATGATACGTTTGAATAGAACCACTGCCAATACTTGCATTATCCAGGGTGGAGTTTTTTGTTTGAGTATAAAATGCAAATTTTGCAGGCATAACAGTTATTGTTAATTAGATGTCAAGCTGTTAACAGTTGCTTGACATTTCCAAAAAACATTAGAAGTTGAAGAACCAGTTACATAAACAATCATATTTGAACCTGTAAGCATCAAAGACATGTTCCAAGAACCTGTTGTTTGAAAATCTGGTGTGATTACGTTGATTGAATCTGCATAGGCAACGCTTCCTGTTGTCCTAACAAGTGTAAATTCACGAGAGAACTTCGCGTAGTTTACACTGTTGGTTTCTTTGGCAATCAAAGTAAAACTGATGTTTTGCAACTCATAGTTTGCAAGAGAGGTTTGCCACACGGCTCCAATTGGGGAAGCGCTAAATGTGGTTAGTGTTCCAACTTTGATTGGTCCAAAATCCGTGGCATTCTCTACAACACCGGAAAAATAAGTCGTTCCGCCAAAAACACTTTTTTGACTGCCAGAACCCGAGACATAGAAATAGACATCGGAGCCATGAGCACTTGCGTATAGGTTATCTGGTGCAATGGCTACTGAAGAAGTAGTTTTTAGATTGCTTCCGCTTGCAATCCATGTGGTTTCGGCAGAAGAACCTGTGATTCCAAGATAGCCACCAGAATATGTGTTGACAGTGATGTTGTTTCCGGCAAGAACTCTGTTGGTTAGAGTTACATCACCTGAAGCATCTGGTAGCTGCCAAACTCTGTTTCCAGTTAAAGAACTGCTGAGTGTACCAGAATAAGCCGAGCCTTCACTGATTGATATGTTGCCTTGGGAACGCAGATCAACAATGCCACCACCCACCGAGCTTACAACATTGAACCTTGCTCTCGCGCTTTCAACAAAAAAGTAAAACTCTGGTGTGTTCTGCCCATAGAATTGGACACCTTTTACAGTGGTAGAAATAACTTCATTGGCAGAGATTTGTTGTTCAGACTTTAAGTTACCAGAAACAAAAACATCGCCGCCAAACAAAGTAATTCCATTGGTTGAGCCGTTAATGCCACCAATCACACCAGAAACAAAGAAGAACACATCGTTTCCGATGGAACTAGTACCAAAAAGTGAGGCACTAAGGTTTCCTTGGTTGAGTGGAGTACCCTGTGATGAAATAGGATACAGAAGCAGTTTGGCACCTGTTCCAGTGCTGCCCGAGGCAATGATTTTGGAAGTGCGAAGTTGCGCTGCGCGATAGTCAAAGGTCATGCCAATAAGTATGACCTTTAAACTTTATAGAATGGAAGGTTCGGTTTTACTACAGGATAGAAGCTGCGTAAGTAGCAAGAGCACTACGCTCACCTTTTGTCAAGGTGATATGCCCAGAAAGCTCTGAGCTTTTGAACTTTTCAATTGCAATGGTCAAGCCGTTTGATACAGAGTCAACATACATGTTGTCAATCTGCTCAATATCGCCTGTTAGCACAATCTTAGTTCCTTCACCAACGCGAGTGATGATTGTTTTAAGTTCATGAGCATTAAGGTTTTGAGCCTCATCAATGATCATGAAGGCATTGGCAATAGAACGACCACGAATGAATGTCATAGCTTCTACTTCGATTGTCCCATTCTCAAACAACATCTGCATGGTTTCCTCGCCCCGTTTGCTTCTTTTGCCATCGGCAGAGAGAAGATAACGAAGGTTGTCTTTGATAGGAGCAACCCATGGCTCCATCTTCTCTTCCATTGTGCCTGGAAGGAATCCAATGTCTTTTCCAAGGGGTTGGATAGGACGGCAGACAATAAGGCTTTTGTACTTCTTTGTATCAATCACTTGGTGAAGCCCAGAAGCAATTGCAAGAAGAGTCTTACCAGTTCCAGCAGAGCCCACAACAGTTACGAGAGGGATCTCAGGATTCAACAAAAGATCAAGAGCGAACTTCTGCTCTTTGTTGCGTCCTTCAATCTTGCAAGGGCTATAGTTGTTAATTGCTTTTACTTTGTTGTTTCCAACATGTCTTGCAATTGCAGAACCATCGGTAGTTTCATTTTTCAATATCACAAACTCATTTGGATGAAGCCCATGATCACCTTCAAGTTCAAGGCTGTTTGCTACATAGAACTCACTCAGGTTGTAATCGCCAGTTAAGGTTGTAACTCCTGTGTAAAGACCAGAAACAGATTTTGCCACATGTAGTTTGCGATAGTCATCACATGGAATTCCCAAAGCATTTGCCTTGAGCCTCAAAAGAACATCTCTTGTTACAAGAACCATGTTCTCATCTGTGAATTTTCTTTGCATGGCAATACAAACAGCAAGAATCTGATTGTCGCCTGATTTCCCTTCAAGCTCTCCTGGCAAAAGATCTCTAATATCCGTGGCTGCGATGTTCCACGAAACGATCTTTAGCTCTCCCAGTTTTTCTCCGAGTGGAATAGGGTTGTCAAAAACTTTATGCTCTTTGGTAATGACTGAGAGCTTGCGTGATGTTTCACGAGCATTTCTGCCGACCTCATCTTGACGGTCTTTATGCCTGTCAAGTTCTTCCAATACAATGATTGGAATCACGATGTTGTGCTCTTTAAAAGAGAACAATGCGTTTGGGTCGGAGAGCAAAACATTAGTATCGAGAACGAACGTTTTTTTCATTGTGTTCCTGTCTTGTTAAACAATATCAAGCGGCAAAATATAGTTGAATACCTTTCCTGTCGAAAAGACAAGAAACGATTTCATTCTTTGGTTTTTCTGCCCTGTCTTTTTTGCTTTAATTCCGACTGAATTGGTTCAATTGGTTGCTGGGTTGCCTCAGCAACTTCTATTTCTGTTTCAATCGTTACTTGGTTTTGAACCGGCGTTGATTCAACAACAACCTCTGGCTCTGAAACGAGAACTGCTGGTGTTTCTATGGTTTTAGCCTTAGAAGCAACCAGCAGCCCATCTGTACCTAACTGACTATGTGGGAAAAAAGGATCTAGATTCTTAGACAGAATCTCCGAGGCAGCTACTACATGCAACTTCATACTTTTAAGTATGAAGCCAGAACATATTAGCCAACCACAGCTTTCTTCTCTGCGTTTTTGGCTTTGCGTTGTGCAACAACAGCTTTGTCGGCCTGAAGTGTTTGCTGAAGCAACACAGCGGCTTGTTTGCGAAGCTGACGCAAACTCCTACGAACACGAACGCCAGCAGAAACATTGTTCTTCTGAACGTTCTTGTCAAGGTCTTTCTGCAAGTCAGAAACTTCCTGACAAAACTCCGCCCACAACGACAAAACTTTTGAATCGGAACACTCACTCATATTGCATATACTCCCAGGCATGAAATTGGCCTTAAAACTATATTAGTTTAGCCTGACGAGTTTGTATCGGCATTTTCAGACAATTATCTGGAAAAAAGAGCTTCCCAAGCTGCTTTGCCCATTGCTGCTAGAGCGCCACCAGCCAAAAGCCATGTTATTTTGGCTAGAAAGTCAAAACTGTTGGTTTTGACTTTGATCACTGATTCGAGTTTCTCAAGATCCTCACCCGCGATCTTTTTGAGTCTCTCAGTTGTATCTGCTTTTTCTTCTAGTTCAGCGTCTTTGTCAGCAAGTTTTTTTAATGACGCATTAAGATCGTTTAATGTTTTCTCATCAGCAGTGAAATTGTTGGAAGAATCTTCCATTGTTTTCACACGAGCATACAAACCATCATCTGGTTCATATAGACCATCATAGATTTTATCTATTTTCTTTGTTGTTTCATCCTGCTTCTCTTGGATGTGCTCAACAATCACCATCATTTTATCAAACCCTCCATTGAGTGCAGGCGCCCCGTTAATTTTTTTGGCAATATCTTCTATTACCATTTGCAATCTTCTATTAACCATGGGTTGACTAGATTTAGTGTCAGACATAGGAACCTCTAAAGTAAAAACTTACAGTAGTAGATAATATTCAACGAATAGGAATTATAGCAAAAAAATGACAACCACTTCATTTCGAGAAAAAGAGACGTTTCTCAGAGAGTTACAGCAAAATAACAGCAAAATGAAAGAGATGCTGGGGCGGATCAAAACTGCTTTAAACGAGCAAGGTTATCCTTTGAAAAAAGAAAGTTATCACTTTCTTACAAGGATATTAGAGCCGCAAACAAGAGTGGAAAGAACTCTTTACATGCTTTTGTTTCATGCAGCCTATCAAAGCGAACTGATGTCTTCGGGCAGTTCATATTTGGCCATTCGTTTTGCAAATGAGTTGATTGAACAATTGATGAAATCGCCGGATGTTTTAGAGAAAAATGAAGTGGAGTTGATGGCATCTTTTGATGAAATCATGGAGTCATACAAAGCAAGCATCGCGAAAAATCACATTCCGATCTCTCAAAAAACCTTAAAAGAGGAGATTGAGAGAATCTGTGAGGACAAAGTTCTTTCAGAGGCTTTGTGGGAAGCTGTTTCTGTTGCTGGTTTGGAGGGCAAGATCCATATTGAAGATGGAAATCTTTCGAACTATGTTGCAGAACAGAAGTCTGGTTACTTCTTTGACATTGTAAAGCCATTTAAGTTTATGTTTCCACCTAGTGGTATCTGGGAGGCTTTAAACGTAAAAGTGATGTTGGTTGACGGCATCATTGAACGTGTAAGTGAGATTGATAAGATCTTAAACGGTGCATTGGAAACAAAAATCCCTGTTCTTTTAATTGCACAAGGTTTCTCGGAAGAGGTTGTATCAACCATCAAAGTGAATGTCGATTATGGCAACTTCAACATCATGCCTTTGAGGATTCAACCAGATCTGGATTCTTTGAATGTTATCAATGACATTGCAGTTGTGGCAGGGGGCGATATCATCTCTACGTTGAAAGGGCAGATGGTGTGTTTTGCCGATTTTGATTCTTTGCCGATTGTAGAACAGGTGCGATTGAACTCGAAAGAGCTATGCATAGAAAATGCCAAAACAAGAGGAGCCGTGTCTCAGCAGTTGCGAATGTTGCTTGAAAAAAGACAAGCGAACCAAGAAGTTGTGGACATCTCAGATCTTCTTGATAAAAGAATCCAAGGATTGATCGCAGCCTCCGTTGTTTTTCGTTTGCCAAACATGGCACCCTCACTCCGAGACAACACAAAGGTTAAAATAGACATAACTCTTCGAACTGTAAAAACCTTGCTTGGTTATGGCAAGGTGAACTTTTCATCCTTGAAAAGCACGGCAAATGACAATGAACTAACAAAGTGCTTCAACAAAGCACTTGCAGCCGTTCAGCAAGAAATAAAAGAGTTTCCTGCGCTAAGTGCATACTCAGGCATTCATCATGTAGGAAAAACAATCCTAAGCATGATGACAACAAGTGGCCTTGTCGAGATTGACGTTTGATCCTCAGCCTTTAACAGCTTTCAAAATCGAATCAATAAGTTCATTGGGGATACGGTCGCCCATGTGAGGCGCCAAAGCCTTTGCAATGGCAGCTTTGGGATCGGATGAGGGTTGGGCTGGTGCAGCCGTTTGCTGGCTCTGCGCGGCAACCTGAGCGGCTGCTTGATCAACTTGTGCTTGAGTTACAACGGGTGGAGTCTGTTTGACTTTTGCCAGTGTTGCCAATTCATTGAATGTCAGATTGGCCAACTCATTTGCGAAGCTCTCATTGTTCACATATGGAATGTCAGAGCCAGCAAAAAGCTTCTTGAAAAAACCACCTTCTCGATTTGCCCAATTAATCTTCAAAGCCTGAAGAAACACAGGTGAAGCTTTAGGGCCAATTGGTTGATCCGGGGTTGATCTGGCATTGGCAAGAATTCTAGATTTTAGAATGACAGGCAAGTCTTGTTGAAGAAAAGAAGAGAGATTCCGATAGAAAGACATTGCTTTCACAAGCATCTTGCCAGTTTTAGCTGGGTTGTTGCCCGCCTTTCCTGAAACAAGGCTCATCAGTTCTTCTTCTGCTTTGTCAAGTCCTTGTTTCAAACTTGGCAACTTATCCAAAACAGCCTGCAAGGCTTCTTCAACGGAGTTCATCGCATCCACAATTCTTGAGATTGTGGATGTGTCAAGTTTTTCAACAATCAAAACATGTTCTTCCAAAAGTTCTTTAACTTCATGCAAGCCATTTTCCAATTCGGATGTTTTTCGAATGTTGTAAGCTTCTCGAAGAGATAGGTTGTTGGTCATTATGGTTTATTCCTTGCACAATCTGTGTTATGCTGGTAAATAGGTAGAAAGTGGAGTATTAAGATGTCTGGTCGCTTAGAAATCAAAACTAGACCGCCTTTAACCCCGGAAGAGGTTGAGGAGCTTCGGAAAAAGCGAGAAAGTTACGATAACTCTTTGAAACAAGAAAGTAATCGCAAGTTTCTTGGGAACTTGAGAACCAAAAAAGGCCCCAGAGATCCGAAAGATCGTTTTCACCTTCCAGTTCTTCATGTAAACGATCCAACACAGTGGCCTAGTCAACCTCTGGAAAACCGTATGCGATTTACTGACGAGGTTGCAAAGAACACTTGTCTTGGTAACTGCTGTGGAATAGAAGGACTTAACGCAGGATGCTGTTTAATAGACCCAGATGACATGGAACACGTCTTGGGGCCAGTTGATGAAGAGTGGATCAAAAAAATTGTTCGTTGGCTGAATGTCAAAGGTATTGCTGCCACCCGATCAGACGTGGTGATCGATTTTGAAGAAGGTAAAGTCATCGGAGAAAAGTTCTTCAATGGCGAGAGAAAAAATGTTTTCTTCTCAAAAGAAACTTATCCGATCTTGAGATTCCAAATTGACGGACCACGATTTGCGTGTAAGTTCTTGACACCTATTACGGGAAAGTGTAGTATATACAATATGAGGCCGAACATGTGTCGCGGTTATCTCTGCCAGTATGTCAAAGCCAACTTCTTGGTGAAAACAGACCCGGTTAATCACCCACACACATATGTCAAAATCAGGTAGTATAACATAAAAAGTAAGCAAGGAAAAATCAACATGGAAACTATTCAGCAGCCTACAAAGCAGATGCCTTGGAAAAACTCTGACGGTACTAGATTCTCAGAACAACATGTGCTGGATTGGGTTTCTGCCACAAAGAATGACCCTGAGAATGAATATCAGGTGATTGTGGGCACAGACTCTCACATGGCTGGTCGCTCTTTCCGCTTCATCACAGTGGTGTGCGTTTACAGAGTCGGCAAGGGTGGTAACTATTACTATCTTGAAAACTATGAGCCTAGAGAGAACTACCTTGGCAACAACCGAGGCAAGAAAGTGAAAGGAAACCAGAAGATGAGAATGTTCACCGAGGTCGAACGTTCCATCGCCATGGCTGATAAACTCCTTGAGTTTTGTAGCGTGATTCCAGTAATCCACATTGACGCATCCCCAGCAGATCGTCATGAGTTTACATCTGAGTTCTCTGATCAGCTACAGGGCTATGCAACAGCTTGCGGTTATGAGTGTGTGCTAAAGCCATATTCATTTGTCGCCAATGCTGTAGCCGACAAACACACGAAATAATCCTCATCCCCAATTCCATGTGTGAATACAACTAATTCACACATGGAATTCGATTTTTGCAATCCATTCCAGATAATTGTTATACAGAATCAGGATTCCAAACAGAGGAAATTCCTATGACAGATCGTTTACACCTTGAAACAGCAATCGAACGCGAAACCTATCGCCTTGTCGAGCAAATCAGAGAACACATGTATGATCACACCATGATCTATCTTCAACGCAATCAGGTTGATGTGGATCGTGAAGTGGCAGACCGAATTCTGCAAATTGCAAAGAATGCAGTAGATGACGGGCTCCTATCCAAGTTGGACTTCTATAAAGCCAACATCGACAAAGCACTAACCGAGTTCACGGAAACAGAAAACCCTTTGGAACATGGCAAATCGTCGAGAAGGCAAAGAAGCTAGAACAAAACGAGAAACGTAAACGATTTGCCTATTCCGCACTCAAGTCTCTTGTGTCTGTTGGATTGATCGTTTTAACATCTATCTATTTTAGATAAAGCGAATAATATGGCAGCTAAAGAATATTCAAAACATTTGATTGAATGCAAGTGTGTGTTGCCACAGTTTAAAAATCACAACCCACCCAAATGGCATTGTTTCATAGTGTTTTCTGAGATTGACGAATCTGGGGCTGTTATTCCTTCCTATGCTCAGTGCAACAACTGTGGAATTGTTCACAAGGTCATAGAGATAAGCACATCAACAATACTTGGAAAAGATTCTATCTCAAGCCTACCACAGATTGATGAACTGAAGTCTTCAATCCCAGATAAACTTGCAAAGATATTGGAATCGTATAACTGCGAACTGCCTGTCTTTCAAGAAGTAATCTTCATCTTAGAGCATCAACTCTGGGGCCGTCCAGTTATCTTGACAAAAGAACTGCTTGATAACATGATGGTGGGCAAATATTTGGTAATAATAGGCGAAAGCCTTTGGAAGATAAACAACTTCCAAGAGGAGATTGGTGATGTCTGAAGATTTGGAAGAGAATGATCAAGATGCGGTTTATGTTCAACCAAACATTGAACATGAGTTGCCAAAAGATAAAAGGCAGGTTTGCCGAGAGATTGTTCAAGAAATAAAAAACTTTGGCGTTAATCAAAGACAGCTTCTTTACATCATTCAACTTCTTGCAATGGAACTTGAAAACAGAGAAGTTATGACTGCAATCGCTAAAGCTGTTGGAGAAGTAAGAAGTAAAGTGCCAGTTGGCAACAAACTCATTCTCTCCGAACAACCCAAACCACTCATCCAGAAAAAGCTAGTTTTTTGAACGCCAGTGTTTTGCTAAGAACTTGTAGGTAATCCCATCCAACATCCCGTCCCTCCAAGGAAGAACACTCTTTGGAAACATCTCTTGATATTTTCTACAAACCTTAATCGAATAAGCATCCCAACTTCCAGTCATTGGAATTCCAAAACAATGCTGTGCAAACTTGTTTCTTGTCGCAACAACAAACTCACGAAACAATTCAAGTTCTTCGGTGTCTAGAAAAAACCGAACCCACTCCTCAGACATCTTCCAAAAACAAGAACCAGGACTAGATCTCATGTCAGATTTTGGAACGCGAATATCAACCCAGGATGTCAAAAAGTCTGAGAAACTTGAATAACCAAGACAGAACTCAGACCCGTAACAATACCAACCCTTTTCTTGAGCCAACTCAGCCATTGTCTTATTGATCATGATGTGATGCTTGTTGTTGGCAATCAACAAACAAAGCAAAGATGACAACTCGACAACCTGCCTGTCTGTCATCCCCATCCTGTAAAATGTTCTAAAACTGTCGAGAAGAAATTCAGATGACAAAGGTTTGGGAAAAGGAACCCTTTCCCAAGAAATCCTCTTAGATTGATCCAACCAATCCGGTACAGGAACAAACAACCTTTGCATCTCTCCACCTCTTCTTTAACATCTTAATCATGATTAATTACAAATGAAAAAGCGAAGAGAGCAAATAGAATTTCAACGTGTCACACAAAGCAGCCTGACAGGCTTTGCTTCGCCAGGAAACAAGTGATCAACCTCTCCATAAGAAGATCTCTCCCCAGGCCGTGCAACACGCCATAGCTTGCCAGTAACAATCTCTTTGTCAAGCTTTGATGTCTTCAGAGAGCCATCCTCGTTTAAGAAATTCAAAAAGTGAAGATAAACCTCCAAGAAAAACCCTTCAGGAGTTCTCTTGAAAACTCTCTCAACAGTCGTGTTCATCTTTCCAAGTGTTCGTGGTAAGTTCATATCCAATATACTAATCACTGAAAAACACTTTGACTACTTTATCACTATCCACTGTTCTCTTTTGTTGTTATGGTATTTAAACCATGTCAGATAACAACAAAACATTACCAAGCCGTGAAGACCTCAGAAGAGAGATGCACCCAGAACTCATGACCTTGAAACTCTCCCTGGTCGGCATGTTCACAACACTAGAAAACTTTTGTGAGGCAGGCAAAAAAAGTGTGATGGGAACCGTAGGCCCACTCAATACCTCGCAACTAACACTCTTTCTTGAAGCACTCCAAAAAACAATCGAACTCGGCAACAAAATCATCTATGCCTACCAAACAGCACAAACAATCCTAAAGTCCCAAGACGAAGATGCACTTCAACTCATCAACCTCGCCCGAAATCAATATAACGAAGAACTTGATGACCTTTATCAAAACCAAGAAGAATATAGCGAAGAAGAAAGTGAAAGTGAAAGCGAAGAGGAAAGTGACACCGATAACGATATCAATCATGACCCCAAAACTCTAAACTAAAAGAATGAAAACTAAAAATCATTCCCTGAACAAAGAATGGTTGGAAAGAGAACTCAACCCGGAAATCCTAGACCACAACTTCAAACACTGTCTAAAGTGTAACCAGGAACTACCACTCAGATCCTTCAACGTCGGCTCTAACACCTGTATAGAGTGCATCTCAAAGAAAAACAAAGCATCCAGACAAGCAAACCCAATCAAAGCCGCTTGGGAACGTGCCAAAGCACGAGCCAAAAAGAACAACATCGAATTCTCAATCACCCAAGATCATGTCAAAGCCGTCTGGACAGATATCTGCCCAATATACCAAATACATCTCCAAACAAATGAAGGTAAGTCAGACGGAAACTCACACTCCATCGACCGAATCAACAACAACCTGGGATACATCCCAGGAAACATCGCCATCGTCTCCATGAGATTCAACAGCGAAAAAAGAAACCTGACACCAGAACTGCTCAGAAGAATGCTGGCATATATGGAAAATCAACTGCCCCTATAACCTATACCCGTCTCTCAAGCTTTACCCAATCATCACACATCAATTCAGGAATACCCAAACTCCACTCTCGCGCCGTGCGATATTTGTCTCCCAACCAAATAAACTTAAATGAGTTATCTGAATCACTCCAGTAAACCTGGATATCAGGTTTCCCAAGTCTCGAAACTTTTCCACCACTCTCAAGGTGATCCAACAAATCAAAAATTTTCATTGCTACTCCGCTTTCTACTTTCCAAAAATTTCCCAAAATTTTTTCCCAAAATTTTTTCAACTTTACGCTTAGGGGTCTGACCCGGTTTTCTGCGGGGGGAGCCCCCACACATATTGGCGGGGCTCCCCGGGGGGGTGGGGGTAGGGGGGTTTATATCTACGCTGCCAGTGGCATCATACCTGAAAGGCACTCCATGCGCAAACAACCAGGGCAGTTTACCTGCGCTTCATTCTCAGTGGTGCGAATGGCCTCCCAAACCACCAAGCCGCACCACGTCTTATCCGCCGTTATTCGATAATGGATCAACTTCTTACGCCGTTTCATACTGAGATGATAACACCTTCTAGGATTTCTTCCTAGAGAAATGAGTCTTTCTAAACCGTTTTCTTTGTCACGAGCCAGCAAAGCAAAAGGGGCTGACAGGATCTTAATATCCTTGACTCAACCCCCTAGAGAAACGAGTCTCACCCCAAATGACTCATCTGTTTAATGTGGTTTTCGATGTGATTCATGCTCATAAAACCATGATACCAACAAACAACCTGTGTTGCAAGGAGATTCGCTCATGACATTTAGAATCCTCTATGTTTCAAGGTGTTTGCAAAGGGGTTGGACCCTACCCCCTTTTTCCCCCGTTTTTTTCCTTACCTTTCTTGTTTCCCGATAGGGGATTCTTTCTTGTGAGCCCCTCAGCGTTATTTCTGTTTTTGGCGGTCAAAAATTTGGGGTGACGGTCTGACACCCCGCACCACCCTTGTTTTTACTTGTCATTTGAATGGTTTGTGAACCGGGGCACGGGATATGCCCTTGGTTTGGGGCTAGGCGGTGCTCAGGAGCTTCTTTGCTTCGTCCTTGGTTACGAACTCGAAGAGACAGATTGACACGGGGCCAGTTCTGTCATAGTCGGAGTCAATGGCATAGAGTACCATTGCGGGATAGGATGTTGGGAAGGTGCAGTGCGGCTGCCTCCGATAGACCTTGGTATCCACGTCCTGGTTTTCCCATTCCCAGTTATCATTCAGATCATTCATGGCTTGTTCCATTCGATCTTTCTGGAAGGTTCCATCGACGTAGGCGAACTCGACTTTGAGCATGGACTCGATTTTTTCGAGTCCATAACCTTCCTTTTCCAGAATGCGGGTCATGAGGTTGATCAGGTCGCCTTCGGAACTCACAATCGCTCGCTTCATGGTTCTGTTATACCTTGAATGAGGGTTGGGGTCAAGGGGGAAAAGAACTAGGTATCTCTCTTTCTCTCCCTCTCTGGTTATGTTCCACTTATCAGGAAACTCTGGTTCTGATCAGACCGGGCCGTGGTAGATGTTGGCGAAAAATCCCATGCTGCGAAGTTCAGCAATGAACTTCCAAGGATTGTGACAGGTAACGATCATTCGATCTCGAATGCTGTTTTCCGCATAAACTTGCGGAGAAAGGTGTTCCGCAAGGATTGCGTGCTTCGCAATCAGCTTTGTGATCTCAGCGAGTTGTCGGGCATTTGCCCCGGAACACTGGAAGCGCACGCTTGCCTTGTCACTCATAGGAACACTCTAGTGTGGTTTCAGGTTTTCTGCAAGAGAAATCGTTTCTTTCACAAAAGAAAAAGGCGGGTCTTTTTCTTGACCCGCCTTTCCAGAGTTTTCAGCCGTTGAACCGGGCGAGTGCCTGCTCTTGGTTGGGGACGGCACGGCAGTTGCTTGCGGCGGTCCACACCACGTCAACAAAGGAAGCGAAGCGAGAACCGGGTCGAACTTCCTTGCGGTTGGTGGTGGCGATTCCGACCTTGGCATTCCCGTAGTTGTCGATGCCGGTCCAAAAGACAAGCCCCACGGTTCCCACGGGCACCTTGCGACCCTTGTAGACCTCGACGATGCGACCCTTGACGGGTCGGGCCATCTCTTCCGTCTGCGCCGCCTGCGCGGCCTGCTGGGCCGCTTCCTGGGCCTGCTGCTCCTGACGCAGAACCCAGGCATCAACGGCGGCGAGGGTTTCCTCGGTGGCATCAACAATGGCGGCGCCATTGTTGGTATCGAGCTCGAAGTTGTAGTTGACAATCACCTCCCGCACCTTCTCACCATCCCAAACGAGGGCGCAGGTTGCATCGACCCAGATGTCCGACATCGCCCGGATCTCACGGGTAAACACCTTGAGAACGCAGCCCTGGAACGTGGTCCCGTCGTTGTTGATGATCGCCATTTGCTTGATTCCCCTTTGTTGTTCTTGTTTTAGCGGGTTTCGGTTTGTTTGGCAAGCTCTATTTTTTGGCTCGCTTCGTTTTTTGTCGGCGTCTTCACTCACCGACAAGAAAGACTCTAGCTTATTTGCCTTGGAAGCTCAAGAAAAATCGTTCGAACTAAAAGCTTTTTTCAATGCCCCTAGAAAGGCCGCAGGGCGCCGTTTGGCGCCCTGCGTTGGTTTGTGAGACTCTCAGACCTCGGTGGCCGTCGCAGGCTCCTGCGCGGGCTCCTGGCGCCGCGCAGGGCGGAGGTTGAGGTGATTCATGGGCACCGCTCCCATGCGAACCATCCAAAGCTGCTCACGGTAGGCCGTCGCAATCTTGACAGCATCCGTCACGTCGTCGGGCGTGAGCTCCTCACCCGACAGGAACTTGACAGCAAGCTCCGTGCCACGGGTGACGTGCTTCTTGCTGAAACCAAACTTGTTCTTGTGGCACGTTCCACCGTTGACACGCTCGTCGGCGGTCTGACGCATGAGGATTTCGACAAGGCCCGTGAAAGCGACACGGGGATCGGCGGCGACCATCATGCCCATGTCATCAGCGAGGAGCCAGCCGTTCTGCGGGGTAAGAGCACGAAACTGCTCGGCATTCACGTCAGCGTGGAGAGCGCAGAGGTCCATGATCGCAGAGGGGGAGAGGTTCGTGATGGTCATTTGCGGTGCCTTTCGTTGATCTTGTTTTAGCCGGTTTTGATTCTGGAGTCAAGAGATTTAGAGCGTTTTATTTTCGCTCGCTTCGCTGTCTCTCAACCCCGACCCATGAATAGACTATACCCCAACTCGATTCAGACCACAAGAAAAAAGAGCAGCCTATTTTGCCACCTTGCTCTTTTCTATCCAGTCAAGAAAAATCCATAGTACCCCTTTCTTCCCGGTCGCTTTCTTGCGAGTCCGAAGGAGGCATTTTTT